GCTCATTGCTGCTGCCTTATCAGATACTTGTTGTTCTTGTAGTTGAAGCTTTTTGTTTCCGCTTTCTATATCACTACTAGTCTTAAGCTCCTTCAATGCCATATCTGCTTGTGCACTAATATTCTTGAATGATTGTGCATCTGCTTGTTTATCTGCTGCTCTACCTTGTGCTTGTATTTCTTCTTGTAAGATTCTAGCTTCTCTATCTCTTTGATTTTGATCAGCCTGCCAAGCTCTGTCTGCATTCTTCTCTGCAGAAGCTCCTTGTATTTGTTTGTCAGCAAGTTCTTGTTCGTGAGCTCTTTGTGCTTCAACTTCTTTTTGCTTCTCAACTCTTCCTCTCTTACCTATGTCAACAAGCTCAACTATTGTATCTGCTGAGAATAACTGTGCATAGTCAAGTAAATCACTTCCTAGAGTGTTCATGTTTAACAATGCTTGTTTCATTGTCTCTAACTCTCTACGTTTCTTAGGATCATTTACTGGGAATACTCCAATTCTTCTTAGTGGGAAATCTGGATCCGATAAGTGCATAAATATTTTATCACCATCAGAATTTGAGAATACAAAGTCTACATCTAAATATTCTTTTTGGCAATACTGTGCTATTGATAAATGCAGTTCCATTGCTTTTCTCCTTGCAACTGACATCGTATTAAATATGTCTGCTGTCTGCATATATGAAGCCTCTGTTCCCTGTTTTACACCGGTTGCTGTTTCGTATACGCTTGGTTGTCCAAGTCTTTGCGGTGTAATACCTATTTGCTCTAGGGCTTTTCTTTGGTAGTACTCTGAAAGCTGTATTCTACTATTGATCTGTTTGTCAAAGGATATGTCCTGGGTCATGAATGTATTCATTTGCCCATTTGCCCCTGCCATGTTTTGTTTTGTTGTATCTAATGGTACAAGTCCAACATCCTTAGCTAAGTCTCTTAATTTACCTAATGACTCCTCTATTGTACCGTGATCTTTATATTCAGATGGTAAGAAGTTAATATCAAATAAGAAGAACATACCTATCTCTTTCTCTAACAAGTTAAAGATTTGGTTAAGACATATGTTATACCCTATTTGGTAAGGTCTAAGTTTTTGTGCTACAGAAGATGCTATAACTCCACCAACAGGTATTTTTACATCAAAGATGTTTGACTCACCTCTTATTTGATAAGGTAGTGGTTCTACTCCTAAGTATAAATTCTCTGTTAAATATGAATTACCTGCATTGATTTTAGTACCTTGCCAAATTTCTGGTACCCAAAATTCATACATACAGTTAGGCTCTAGATCTCTTTGTATATCTTTTAGGGCCTTTGTTGTTATTTTTTTAATGTTGTTGTCTGTAACAAAATCTTGTAAGATATCGTCTGTTACAATAGTTGTATCCTCATAACCACTCTCTGTAGTGTAGTTTATGAACCACATTCTTTTCCAGCTTCTCCAATACGCTTCTGTAACCTGTAATAAATCTTTTCTTACATTTATATCATCTCTTTGGATTCTACTGTAGTTAAAGCCTAGGTTTGTGTTGTTGTTTTGGAATGGGCTAAGCCAGTTTGGTATTCTTTGTTGTCCGTCTGGTGTGTCTACAAGTACTTCACCCATTGGTATATCCAATGCATCTTGTATTTGTAACCCCATGTCGTAATTGTAATAGTTGTGGAATGGTATTGTTTGAACTTGACCAAACATACCATTATTCATTGCATTCTTCCAAGAACTTACTTGTGAATCTGCATTTCCTCCATCTGTTTCTGCATAGTTTGTATTTAGCCTTTTTATTTCACTTGGTGTTAATAAGTGAGAGTATCTTTTGATAATATCAGAAGGTGATATATAAAAAACTCTACCTACATACTCACAGTCTTGTGGGTTTTCTGCAGTTACGTCTTGTGAGAAAAACGTTTCTAACGGTGACCATCTCTCTGGTTTGTAGAAATCATAGCCTATGTAATAGTTTCTAAAAAATCTACCTGTTACTAGGAAATCTTCCATCTCTTGCTTATCAAGCTTGTCCATGTAGAATCTTTCTTGATCCTTTTCAATAACATGCTCTGCCCACTCAGCTGCTTTTGTTTTCCAATCTTTCATTTCCTTCTCGATCTGAGCAGGAGTAATTATCTTGGCTTTTTCTTCCTCAAGCATCTGCATATACTGCTGCTGCTCTTCTTCGCTACTGAAATTTTGTTTATTAGGGTCTATGCCCATTTTAGCAAGCTCTATTTCTAGCTCTTTCTTGAATGTCTCTAATGCATACTCTCTTACTCTACCTGTTCTTTCTCTAAGGTACTCATTTTGAGATATATCATCTATTGTATCTACTTTGAAGTCGTCTTTTTGCTCTAGCCACTCTCCTACTAACTGTCTTGTTATAATACCTATGAAGTCGTAGTGCTTAACAAATGTAGGTATTCCTACACTGTCTCCTAGATCCCTTACTCTATTTAATACTTGATTATCAGTCTCGTAGTCTGAGTACGCAAGTCTCCCTTCAAGCATCTTATAAAGATCTCTAAATTTAACATTCTCGCCTAATTGAGATACCCCTATTGATTCAAGGGCATCCATATTTTTTTTCTTCCATGCAAGCTTTTCTTTCTTTGCGTCAGAAATTGTTTGCGTTGGAATTGAGTGAGTTGAGGAAACTGATGTTCCAACCCCATTATAAAAAGAGTGTAAGTTATGACTATCCATTATATATTTTTAAATGGCAAAATTAGTTAAAATTTTTGAGAACACAAAATTAGTTAAATATTAGTAAAACTTTTTTGTCCTGCTTGAAGATCCATATAACCTTTCCGCAAGGCTTCTTTCTGGTTTTCTTACATTAGTTTCTTCTCTGTTCTGTTTTTTATTACTTATCGTTGGTAACATGTAGTTATTAAATAAGTAGAACTCATATCCAAGGCATGACATAAAGGATGTTATCCTATCTACGTTATTATCCTTTTTATAAGATATAATCTCATCGAGAAGCCCTATATCATTCACCATTTGTACTCCTAGTATGGTTTTCTCTTGGCCCTCTTCATCTTGTATAACAAACTCTTGTCTGAGATAGTTTTTTACTAGCCCTAACAGAAACTTTTTATTTTCTGGGCTTGGGTTCCATCCATATCTTCTTCTTCCATTTGAGCCCTGTGTCATGTCTGATTTAAAGTCCATAGATTCTACTAACCAAAGATCTGTTGCTCTTTTTCTATCAAGGTATTCCTTAAATCCCATATCGGCATTCTCCATAAATGTTCTTGCATTATATGCTTGCATCAATAAGAATATCTGTCTGTAAAGTTTATTATGTGGATCCGGTCTAGAAGCTACTGATGCAACTATTCTACCACACCACTTATCCATTCCTATGTTTACCTTGTAGATATGAAAAGATCCTACAGAGTCTGTCCCTGATTCTTCTTGCTTATAATCATCAAATCCCCCCACATACAAGTAGGCTACTGGTTTAGTTGTAGGTAACTCTTCATATAGAACAACTGGTGCATCTACAAAACCTCCACTATGTGGGTATTCTGCTAGATCTTTATTATTCATTTCATAGAAAATCCTACCTGCACCATCTTGCATAAGGGTAACCTTTTTACCACACTCCCCTGATTCTAGCAAATAGTCTTTGTGTCTTTTTGCTTCTAATGCAGGAAATGGGTTTTCTTCAGATGACATAAAACAATCTTCTGGATCCAAAGGGTACTGAACTCTTCTTTGTTGCTCTAATAGCTGTCCTTTTGATCCACCAACTGACTTAGAATCCTCTAAAGATTTTTTTAGCATCTTTGTGTTGTTCTCCCAGTTTGTTGTATGTATCATTATTTTATCAAGCTCGTCTGAATCATCTACTCCTAAGAATCTTGAAAATGCTTGCTCCTTTTTTATAAAGCCGTCTTCGTATGCCATTTGTCCTGGGAAAAATGTTGCAAACTTTCTTCTTTTCCAACTTATGTATTCTGGGTCTATTTTATTTTCTAATAGGTCCCAATCCATAGGTAGTAAATCATATGCTTCAGGGTTTGATAATACATCCACAGCATCTTTTGATAAATCAGCCTCCCCACCAGTTCCTGCCAATACTGTCACACACTTAAATCCGTAAGGTGTCTTAAATGATGGTAGTGCTGCTAGGTAAGGTTTTAAGAAGGCGTACTTACCTATCTCATCATAAATAGATACTGATGGTGCTAGACCTGCCGTCTTTTGTGTTTTTGATTTGGCACCAGACTCTAAGTTTTGTACAATTAGTGTAGAAAAAACAATAGGGTTTGAGGCATCCTCTTTAATACCAAAGGTTGTTTCACCGTTGTCCCACTCTTGTTTAAGGATGTCAATACTTAATGGCTTATCAATATAAGTCATTGAAGTTTTAATCTTGCTTGTTAGTGCATTAATATCCGAAGAGCTACCCCCAATAATTGAACCGTATGAGTTAAACTTAGTAATTGTTCTCCAATGTGCTAGGGATGCTAAGATTACAGACTTCCCAAAACGTCTAGTACCATACATAAGCAATGCTTTAGAATAGTAATTTTCATTTTCCGGATTAATTGCTGCTTTTAGATTCTCTGCAAAGAACCACTCATTATCCCTAAGATCTGGTTGTATGTTTGGCTCTGATCCATTTGGTTGAGGTATAGGTGTTCTAAAGAAATTTAAGTGAAAGTATAACCAAGGATGCATAAAGTATCCTCCTATAGTCACACCATAAGTTATCTTATTTATCTCCTCTGACCAGAATTGTAAAACAACTGGGTCCTGATCAAAAAAGTGCTTTTTAGCATTCCACTTTGGTACATCCTTAGGGTTCATATTAATAAACATCTCTTTTGATGTTCTTATATGCCAATCTACTGGTACTCTTTCTATTGCCTCTTTCGCATCTTCTCTTAGTAACATAAGAGGCTCTCTCATTAATAGAGATGCCTTCTCATCTTTGAAAAATTTTATTACTGTATTGTCTACTTCATTTTTTATATTTAACTTTGCTAGTTTCTCTTGTATTTTTATTTTTTCATTAAATACTGCATCCTGAAAAACTATCTCATTTGTTTTATAATCTATTTCCATCTCTGTTTCAACCTCTTGTGTAAGTACATCCATGTTGTACTTCAAGTAATCATCACATTTATCTAGATGGAGATTTATTATCTCTACAGTCTCGTCTATAAAGTCTTGCGTCTTTTTTAAGCCTCTATCACTATCTGCCTCTGATATAAACACAGAAAGCCTACCAAGTATTGACGTGGTAAGCTCATTTTCCTGTTTAAATAAAGACTCTTTAGTTTTTTTAGTGTACTCAGATAAATCTTTAACTCTTTTCTCGACATCTTTTAGCTTCTTGTCAGTTCCTGACGTATCACTATCTTGAGATTGTAGACTTAATATTTCCTGAGAAAACTCTGTCATTCTTTCTTCATACTTAGATGTATCATTCCAAGTATTTGATTCGATAACTTTCCTATTTCTCCTAAAGTATTCTTTATGGTTTTTTATAAAATTATCAATGTATTCAGACATTACGCTTCTTTTGTTTTAGCAAGTAAATCTTTGAAGAAATCACTTTCTAAAAACTTAGTTCGCTCCTCCTCTAGTAATCCGCTTTCGGTCTCTACTAAAGCTCCTTTTTCAACTACAAACACTCTTTTTGGTGCCCAGGTTTTCATATCTGAATAAAACTTTAACACCTCTTCTGGTAAAGCATCGTTTGAAAACTCATTATAAAGTTCTACTGCATTTACAAGTTTTAAAAATAATATTTGTAAGTCCTTGTTATATAGTATAGTATCTACGTAAACATGTACTAATACATCTTGCAGTTCTTCTACTTTTTTACCTTGAATAACTTCTTTTAGGTTAGCTTTGTTATTTGTAAGCTCCTCGTTTTTCTTTTTAACCACGCTTTCAAACTCTTTATATTCTGAATACAAAGAGATTACTTTACTTTTTATTGCTTCCATGTTATTGTATTTCTTTTTCTTCTTGTCTTGTTTTTTCTATTGCTGAAAATATATCCTCGTCTGTTAAGAGCATAATATCAGATATCTTTTTTGCAGAAGTCAGTCTTATTGCACTGTACAATAACTCTCCTAAAGTGTACTCTGGAAATTCTTTTGCAAACTCTTGTAATTCTCTTACTGCGTTATTTTTAAAATTCATTATTTTTGTGTTATGTTACCTTTAAGGTTAAAAATTATTGTTTTCTGTTCGCCTGTACTATCAGTACATCTTTCTGTAACTCTTTGGTTTATTGTACCTAGTTTGTTATTATCATATGATATCCTTAACTGTATTGATCCAGGTCTTATTTCAACTATTGGTTGTGTACATCCACATGACTTTGATACTGATAAGTGCTCCACACCTAAGATGTCAATTGTAACATTTGTATCACTTCCTTGCTCTATAGTACCATAGTCTATTAAATACTCTTGGTTTTTTACTACCTCTTTTAATTGGTTTGTTCCTTTTATTTCCATTTTGTTCTATTATAAATTATTCCATTTATTTTTTGGGCACATATTCTCAGGGTCTTCTTGAGAACTTTTAAAAATCAAATTGCATGTACAAACTGTACATATTGCATCATCTGTTACCTTAACTCGCATAATAAAATTAAGTATCTTATTAACTCTGTACATCAATAATGTTTTTATTGAGTGATTTTTATCATTATCAGAATTAAATGGGCACTTCCTGCAAAACTCAAGTCTTTTTATTTGCAAGTCAGTTAACTCTGAAGAGTACTCTAACCTACTTTTTATAGCTAAGTATGGTATTTTAAATATACTTCTCATGGTCTTTATTATGTATTGTTTCTAAAATTTTCCAATATTTATAAAAGGAATGCATTATGTTTTTTTCAACATTCTCTTCTTTTTTTCTTATTGATATAAATAATAGAGGCTTATTAAAATTCTTTATGTCGTTACCCTCAGGTTTTTTAAGGATCTCTCTCAGATACTTAAGCTTGTCTGACAAATACTTATACTTCTTTGTCTGCCCCTCCTTACTGGCTAAGGCACAACCCCCTAAGTAATAATTAAACCTCATCTTTCCAAGATTTGGAAAATTTATAAGTACTAGCTCCTCATTTGATAGAATAGCCTTTTTTAGATAAGATATGTTATGCTTGAGTATGTCCCTTAATAGTTTTACATCCTTACCTGTCCTAGATGATAACTCCTCTAGAATGTCATCTGTAAAACAAATTGGTTTATCAGGGTTTTTGGAAGGCGAGTACATATATTTGTTTTTTATTCTTGATAAAACTATCTCTTATACTCTCCATGTCCGGTGATAATTTACTCATTCTTAAGTTTTTCTCGCTAGACATCAGATAACCTTTTTCTCTCAAGTGTACATCTGCTACTCTTATGTCACCATCTTTCTTACCTGTATCCTCTTTAATGTACTCTTTTGTATCCTTGCTATAACCACTCCTAATGTAGTAGACTAAGATAAGTCTTTCAAAATTTCTTAGTGGAACCTCTTGTGATATAGAATAAACACGAAGTATCTTATCAATAAGATCTATCTCGTTTTTGTACTTTGTTTTTAATGTTGGAAAACTCACTGGCTTATATTTTTATGCAAAGATACAACCATTATTTGAGATATCCAAATTTTTTAACAATTATTTAACGATAATTATCAACAATCTCTTTTATGTTCTTTGTCATAGGCTGCAATCTGAATACGTTAAACATGAATGATTCTGTTAGTCTAGACAATATTCTTATAGTTAATACCGGGTTCATTTGGTACAATCTGTAAAAATCAAATGTTAGGTTACTAATAAAATCTTCATTTTCGTCAAGGTATGTTGTTGATACAACTTTTTCTGAGACATCCTCCCATAATAAATCGTAGAACTCTTCATAAGTTAACTCTTGAAATTCCGAGTATGTAAAATCTTTTACTGACATAATTTGTGTGTTTTGGTTTTAGCTGCAAATTTACAAAAAAGTTTTGTAAAAAACAAATAAGTTAAAAAAATAATTAACAAATTTGGAAAATAGAATTATTATTTTTACCTTTGCAAAAAGTTTTTGACATTTTATTTTTTTTATTGAAATATTAGTTGTAACTTTGCAAAAATAATTATAATGGCGTGTGGCTATCTGAAAAGATTCACGCTGAGGTAGAAATACCAATGCTCAATGGAAGAGGACATTACTGTTTGTAATGGAGACCGCCAGAGGATGGCTAGTTAAGGTTCTAGCCAATACCACGTATGTAGATGAATAAATAAAATACTTCATCGAATAATCAATAAGGATTCCAGTGGTAAATCAAAAAAACTTACAGCAGGTCTTTGGATTCGGTGTTTTTCCGCTGCTGGACTCTTTATCTTCTCTTATAAATTTTTAAGAGGGGGTAAGGGGGTGTTTTAACACTTAAGAATATCCATAGCGTGGGTTTTACAGTTGAAATTAGTACAGACTTTAAAAATTACTGTAAAAAAATTACAGTAATAACTAAAAAACCGTAAAAATAATTAGTATATTATTTTGTAGTCTCATATATTATTTGTAACTTTGCAAAAAATATAAGTATGTATAAGTTAAGAGATTACCAAAGTATTTCTGTAGTAAAGGGATTAGAGGTACTTAATAGTGAAAAACCAAGACGTGAGTTATTAGTATTACCTACAGGTGCAGGTAAATCTATTGTTATTGCTGAAATAGTAAAGCAACTAGGTGAACCTATTGTTGTGCTACAGCCCTCAAAAGAGTTGCTTGAACAGAACCACCAAAAGTTTATTAACGTTGGCGGCCAAGCCTCTATTTACTCGGCATCTGCAGGTCAAAAAGAAATAGGCCACGTAACATTTGCGACAATAGGTTCTATAAAGAAAGCAGTTAACGAGCTAAAAAGACTCAAAGTTACCAAAATAATTATAGACGAAGCTCATATAGGAGTTAAAGGAGGGTCTCAACTACGTGTGTTTTTGAATAACCTAGGCATTAAGAACGTAATAGGACTTACGGCCACCCCTTTTATACTAGCTAGCTCTATGAATGGAGCAGAGTTAAAAATGCTAACCAAGATTCAACATAAGCTTTTCACAAACATTTGCTATGTTAGTCAAATAAACAGCATGCTAAAAAACAGCTATTGGACACCTTTAGAGTATAGAATTGTGGAGCAAGACGACACCTTTTTAAAAATAAACTCTTCCGGATCAGACTACACAGAAGATAGTATGCAAAGCTTCTATCAGAATAATGATGTACAATCTCAAATTATAGATAATGTTGAGTACTGCCTTAGTGAAGGCTCTAGGTCAATACTTATCTTTGTGCCTAGTATCTCAGAAGCAGACGATTTGTCTACTAAAATAAAAGGATCTAGATCTGTAAGTTCTTTAACACCAAAAAAAGAAAGAGACGAAATTATATCAGGATTTAAGGATAGAAGTATATCAGTTGTAATAAACGTTGGTATTTTGACAACAGGTTTTGATTATCCAGAATTAGAGACTATTATTCTAGCAAGGTCTACGATGTCTTTTGCATTATACTACCAAATGGTAGGTCGTGGTGTACGTATACACGATAACAAAAATAAAACTGTTGTTATAGATCTAAGTGAGAACTACAAAAGGTTTGGTAAAGTAGAGGATTTTACAATTGACTATTTAGAAGGTTATGGATGGGGTTTATTTAGAGGAGAAGACTTAATAAGTAATTATCCTATAGAAGCAAAGCATAGACCAACAAAAACTAATCTTTTAAACAAGCATAATAAAAATATAGCTGTAGCAGTGAGTAATCCAGGAGTTAACATTATGCCTTTTGGAAAATACAAAGATATGGCTTTATCAGATGTCCTAAAAAAGGATAAAGGTTACCTAGTTTGGATGTACGAAAAGTTCACATTCTACCCTAATCAAAAATGGTTAAAAAATGATATAGCAAAGTTGTTAAATTTATCATAAATATTTGCATATAATAAATATTTTTTGTACCTTTGTAAAAAATTTAAAAAGTAAAGTATGGCAGAAGAAAAAGATCCGTTATTAGATGTATTATCTAGCATGGATAAAAGATTTGGAAAAGGTGCTGTTATTGTTGGAGATACTGTTATTCAAACAGAACGGCAAAGCACTGGATCCCTAGGGGTTGATATAATCACCGGTGGTGGTTGGGGAAGAGGTAGAATGGTTGAGATATTTGGGCCAGAAAGTTCTGGAAAAACAACCCTTTGTATCCATACAATGATACAAGCACAGAGGGATAACCCAAATAAAAGAGTTGCCTTTATAGATGCAGAGCACGCATTTGATAGAAACTACGCTGAACACCTTGGATTAGATATGTCACAAGTAATCATATCACAGCCAGATAGTGGAGAACAAGCGTTAGAAATTGCAGAAGCTTTGATAGCATCAGGTAAAATTTCAGTTTGTGTGATTGATTCAGTTGCGGCACTTACACCAAAAGCAGAGATTGAAGGCGAGATGGGGGATTCTAAAATGGGATTACATGCTCGATTGATGTCACAAGCTTGTAGAAAGCTTACAGGAGTTGTTAATAAAACAAACACTGTACTTTTGTGGACAAATCAGATAAGAATGAAGATTGGAGTTATGTTTGGTAGCCCAGAGACAGTTCCAGGAGGAGAAGCACTTAAGTTTTACGCATCAACTAGGATTGATATTAGAAAGAGTGCTGGAGATAAAGATGATGCCGGAAATGTTATCAATAGCCACGTTAAGGTAAAGACTATTAAGAATAAGTTAGCACCGCCTTTCCAATTAACCACTTTTGATATAGTTTTTGGAGAAGGTATTGATAGATCTAGTGAGATTTTAGCTATTGGAGAAAATCTTGGAATAATTGAGAAGAAAGGATCTTGGTTTAACTACGGAGAAACTAAGTTAGGACAAGGTGGAGGAAACGTTAAGCAATTGCTAAAGGATAATCCAGAACTTTCTGAGGAGATAGAGGCTAAGATTAGAGAACACTTTAATATCTAGATATGTCAGTATTTAATTGGATACATAATGGTCACGACATCAATAGTCTGCCAGATATGCAAAAACATTGCCCCAAAGTATGGGGCTTTGTTTACAAGCTAACGTTATATAAAAAAGGAACACGAACTGTAGAGTTTGAGTACATTGGGAAAAAGAATGTGTACACAAAAAGGAAAAGAGTGTTTGGTAAAAAAGAAACAGCTGCCTTAAACGACAAAAGAAAAAAATCTTACGAGTACGTTATAAAGGAATCCGATTGGAAAAAGTATGTTTCTAGTAATAAGTTCATAAAAGCGAATAGTTCTCAGTTCGATATCTCAAGAGAGATTCTAACTTTTTGTACTAACGACTATGACTTAACATATCAAGAAGCAAAAGAGATTATTTGCTCCGGGGCCTTAGAAGATTGTAGGTTTTTGAATGACGGAGTTTCGATTAGAAGATTTGGTAAAAAAATAATATAACACTATGCAAACAGCAAGGGAAAAAAGAGTTCCAGTAAAACCAACGAGGGCTTTGAAGAATGATATTAAATACAAGATAACTCTTGACGAGGATCAAAAAAGAGTAAAAGAATCTATTTACAATAGCGAGCTTATAGTTATAACAGGCTATGCTGGATCAGGTAAGTCTTTAGTAACAGCCCAGTCTGTATTAGACTTAATATTCAAAAAAGAAGTTACCCAAGTTTTTGTAACGAGAGCTGCAGTTGAGGTTGGTAAGTCCCTTGGATTTTTACCTGGAGAATTAGACTCAAAGTTTGATCCATACATAGAAGCCTTTAGAGATAACCTTTATAAGTGCTACGATAAGGATAAAGTAGATAAGCATATAAAGGATGGTCAAATACAAGGGTTACCTGTTCAGTACATTAGAGGTAAGACCATTGACCAAGGCCAAGTGCTTGTTGTAGAGGAAGCTCAGAACTTAACAAAGCACGAAATGCTAGCTATTTTAACCAGGCTAGGTAAGGGGGGTAAAATTATTATCAATGGAGATAATGAGCAGAGTGATATAAAAGAGAGTTATACCGGTTTACATTATGCTATAGACTTGTCAAAAGCTATTGCAGAAATAAGTTGGCACAAGCTTAAGTCTAACCACAGATCAGAGTTAATTTCAAAGATATTAAACTACGAACACAATAAAAAATAAATTATTTTTATAAAAAATTTGGTAGTTTAAAATATTTTTTGTACCTTTGCATAGAAATTAAGAAATACTATGAGTAAAGAAGTAGAATTCACTTATTTTCTTAACGGAAAAGAAGTAGAAAAGGAAAATGTCGATTGGGATAAAGAGACAACTGTAAAAGTTGTTGACAATGATGTTTTCATAACACAAAAAGAAAAAGAATGAGTGAATTTGTAGCATTGACCGTTATCACCTACAAGCTTAAGAAAGAAGTAAATGATAACATTAAGAAAACCTTTTTAGGAGGAGTTAATACAAGCAAGTCTAAGGACGATTACGGTAGAGATGCCGAATTCTATAGAGATCTTGGAATAGAGCCACCCGAAGAGTTTGATCAGGAAGAAGAAACTCAGGTTTTTGATATCAAGGATGAAGACTTTGATGTAGTAGAAAGCCCGGCACGATTTAAAGTAGAAAACCTAGTGTTTTTTGTGGCCGATGAAAAAGGAGGTTCAACAATCTATGTAGATATGGATTATAGTGCCTCAGTAAAAGAATCAGTAGAAGAGATTGAATTAAGAATTAATAAGTTAAGATAAAAAAAGTAAAGTATGGCGTTAAGTAAAAATTATTTGCAGTTAGAGTTTGGTTCAGGAAAGTTTTTTGACTATTCAAAAGAGCCTAAAGATGGATATGACAAACACATGTCCACAAAAGGTAACGAAAGTTACAGAAAGTATTACAATGAAGGTGTTACCGGTGTGCTAGACTCTGTGTCTATTTATGATGGTAAATACGGACAGCAGATTTCTATCAGTTTAAAAGACGGAGACGAAGTTTACTACTTACCAGTATCTATCTATGACCAAAAAGGGCAAGTAGATAACACGTATGCAGAAAGCTTGATCAAATTGTTACCTCTTTTAGAGAAAGGTCAAAATCTAACTGTTCAAGGGTATAACTTTAAACCAGAAGATAGTCCATATTCAAAAATTGGATTCAGTTTAAAAGTTAGCGGTGAAAAATTGAAGTCTACTATCACAAACAGTTATTACAAAAATGGAGAGTTAGTTCCTGGAGATGTACCACCAATTGTGTGGGTTGAGAAATTAGGTAAAAAGAAACCTTCTGCAGCATCTCTTGAATTAAAAGATGCATACTTGTTAGAGCTGTTAGAAAAAGAAGAAAAGAGACTAACTTGGAAAAAGGAGAACACGGACCAATCCAATGACGAAGCTCCGGAACAAGAGAATGTTCCAGTAGCTACGCCACAAGAGGCTTTCGCTAGTCCGACAGATATGCCAAATATCGCAGATGAGGAAGATGATGATTTACCTTTTTAATATTAATAATAAACAACAAATTTTATAACATGTCAGATCAAAACAAGATTTCAGAAGAGCATTTAGTATCATTAAAAGAATTTACAGGATTCTTTACAAATGCAAAAACAATCCTAGGAGAAGTTACTCTTAGATACGAGGCGGATAAGGAAAGTATCTTATCTCAAGTAAAAGCTAAAAACGAAGCTTTTGTAGAATTCCAAAAAGAGTTGGAAACAGCATACGGTAAAGTAAACATCAGCATTGAGACTGGTGAGTACACAGAAGTAGAATTAGAAGACCAAAAAGCAGAGTAATATTATGGTAGTAGAAGAAAAAAACCCAATGAACTACGGTTACTTTGGAGATGAGCAGATTACAATTTCTGCTAGAGAGTTCATGATGTTGAAAGCGGCTGTTGAACACGGTATTAACGCTACATCTGAGAGCTATATGCCAGAAGTATTAAGATTTATAAACACAGAAGACTCTTCAATAGTAGAATCCCCTTCTGATGAAGACTTAACTTCAGGTAAAGTAGTAACTGTTACAGACAGAGAGGCTACATTTAACCCTCGTAATGTTAGATTTCAGTATTCTACCAAACTTACACCAGATATGGTTGAAGGTCAAGAACTTATCATGGCTATTCATACAAGAAGTGTAGAGGCTGGTATTGCTAAAACTAAAGAGGAGTTAGAAGCTGCTTCAAAAAAATAACAGCTATGAATAACGAAGAGGAACTTTCTTCTTACTTAAAGAAGAGCTTATCTATAGTTAAAAAAGAATTAGGAGAGGTATGCACGTACCTCTCTTTTTCAAAAGAGAAATCAGTAAATAAGGATACTGGCATTTTGGAAGAATATGATGCTTTTGTTGCAAAGATTAAAAACAATCTTGGTGGAAAAGATAAAATTATATACCGCATAGAAAAACCCCTATATATGTTAGAGGCTGCAGATTTCAATTCGCTTTTGTATAACTTAAATGAAAAAATATATGAGCGAGGAGAGTCAAATACAGAAGCAGTATAATTCTTTTAAAGAGTCAGGGGATTTAAAAATGCTATTTCCTAAACTTACAGGAAATTGGGAAAAAGACAAAGCTAGATTTACAAAAATCTGGGAAGAAAACCAAAGATTACTAGAAGAAGCAGAGCGTTTCTACAAAAAATAAAAAGTAAACAAGATGTTAAAAATAGGAAAAGAGGCAAAAGAATCTCTTATCAGGGGTATTAACGTAGTATCAGATGCAGTCAAGACAACGATGGGGGCAGAAGGTAAGACAGTTATTATCGAGAATAAAATGGGATTCAAACCTCACATTACTAAAGATGGGGTAACAGTAGCCGAGAGTATCTTACTAGAAGATGCTTACGAAGAGATTGGTGCCAAGTTGATCAAAGAAGCCGCAAGAAGAACGGTTGATTTAGTAGGAGATGGTACAACTACAGCCACGGTTATCACACAAGAGTTGATAAACAGAGGTTTAGAGAAACTAGAATCCGGAGTATCACACGTAGAGTTAAGAGAAGGTATGGCTATTGCAATCGAAGATGTAAAGCTTGCCCTGAAAGGCTTGAAGAAAGAGGTTGGTGAAAAAGAGGTAAAGCAAATAGCTACTATCTCTGCAAATAATGATGCCGTAGTAGGAGAAATTATAGCTGACGTATACAAGAAGATTGGCGTAGAAGGAACGGTTGATGTACAAGAAGGTGTAGCAAAAGACACTACAGTTAATTACATCGAAGGTATGTCACTAGATAGAGGTTGGGCTTTGCCACACTTTGTATCTGACACAAGTACCGGAACAGCAGAACTTAATGACACTTATATCTTGATCTACGATGGTAAGATCAATGCAGTAAACGATATTGCAGAACACGTAAGAAAGGCCCAAACAGAAGGTAAAGGATTGCACATTTTTGCTGAAGATTTAGACGAAGGTGTTATGACAATGCTTGTCAAAAGTAAAATGCAAGGTACATTCAGAGTTACCGTTACTATGAACCCAGATTTTGGAACCAATAGAACTAGTATCTTAGAGGACCTAGCAATATTTACTGGAGGAGAAGTTTTCACGCCTAAGTTCTCTACAAAAGTAGTACTAGGACATGCTGCAAAAACAATCTCAGACAAAAGTAGAACAGTTATAATTACAGATACCGGAAGCCAAGAGCTTTTAGACAGAATTGAAGTGTTAAAAACTCAAGTTGAGAACACAGAAGACGTTGTAGACAAAGCTAAACTGGTAAAAAGGTTGTCAAACTTGAGAAATGCCGTGGCTATTGTAACAGTTGGTGGAGTTACCGATCTTGAAGTTAAAGAAAAGAAAGATAGGATTGATGATGCTGTTAGTGCTGTACGATCTGCACTAGAAGGTGGATTTGTTGCCGGTGGAGGATCAACTTTATTATATATTTCCAAGTACAAAATGAAGAAAAAGCTGAAAGGCGGCCAAAAAGATGGATATGAGTTGTTGAAAGCAGCTATCCAGAAGCCTTTTGAGCAAATTTTGTTGAATGCTGGGTTAGACAAAGACAAATACGAGCCTAGACTTAGAGTTTACGGTAAAGGTATCAATGTCAAAACTAGAAAAGTAGAAAATTTACTAGAAAGAGGAGTTATTGACTCAGCTAAAGTAGTAGAAGTTTCTTTAGAGAATGCTAATTCAGTAGCCTCACTAGTACTACAAACAGATTGTATAATCACAAGTGCCGGACTATAATATGAAACCACTATTTCAAAGAGTTCTACTAAAAGTAGAAGTATTAAAGGAAGCCGAGTTATTCGGTGAAGAGCAAGATAAACCAAAAGTATACCTTGTTGATAAAGCAGATGACTGTCACGAATCTTTGCATAACCTATTAAATAGTCAAGTACTGTTTAATGGTGTTATTGCCGAGGTGGTAGAAGAGACAGAGGAGCATAAATTAGTATTAACTCACGAGACAAACCTTTTGATGTCTTACTAAAATCCCCTATAAACAACACAAGTTAATAGTCCTGTCGCTGTTGGTATACCCAGCAGTTCTGAATCCAGCCAAAAGGCGTAGGCGGTGTTAAGGTACAGGTGGCTGTAGGGTCAAATCTAAAAAATAAACATATCATGAATTCATCATCATTAACAGGAAGTACTACTTCTATCAGTGGTTATAGCACCAATAGTTGTAACACTTTAGGTTCAAGCCTAACACTAACACCAAACACAATTTATTATCACGGAAATCAAAACCAAATGAGACAAGTAAAAGCAGTACTACTTAAAGTAGTAAAAGACCCAGAGACAAACGCTATTATAGACTCTACTGTAGATCTAGAGTTTTGGGTAAAACAAAAATCAGATGTGTCTTTTGAACTAGCAGCTATGAGCCAATTAGGTAGAGTGATAGATCCAGAAACAGAAGTATTAAAAGAGATATACTCGATATACTTATAGGAAAAAGCCCTCTGCTGGTGCACCAGTATGGATCGAAGATGGGGATTACTGATACGATTGAAATAAAAACCTCTTCGGAGTTATCGTATAGGCGAGGAAGCCCACCGGAACGTAGGCCGGCACAGTTATAGCTCTGGGGATATTTGAAAAGCTATAAAAATTGGGGGCAGGGTAATATTGTTTGAGAGGTCAAAGGACAGAACTGAACCTGGACAGCCCCCATAATATTGCGTTAAGGTGTAATGGTTGCATGGAACTCTCATAAGGTTCACGGGGTGGTTCGATTCCACAGTACGCTACTAATTTTAAAGTATGAGAGATAGTTATATCAGAATGAGAAATTCCGGAAACTTGGATATTAATTGGTTCTTTAAATATTTCAGGCAAGAGGGAGGGAATGCAGATCCAAGTCTATTTTATGAAGCCTTTGAGTATGAAAGAATAGACAAGATAGAAGTTCCAGGGGGGTATATGGAAAATAAGATACCTAGAAAAAAAGAGGAATTAATACAAAACATGGATAGGAAGTTTGGATTGACTATCCTGTATGATCAAAACGGTAAATTTTTAAAAGTAGTAGACTAAAATGGCAGCAGTAGAAGCAATCAAATTTTCAGCAACATGGTGTGGACCATGCCGAGTAGTAGGTAAAGCTCTAGAAGGAGTAGACTTAAAACAAGTAGACATTGACACAGACGTTGATGGATTAGCAAAAGAGTACAATATCCGTAGTGTACCTACAATAGTATTTGTAAAAGACGGCCAAGAGGTAGCAAGACATGCCGGACTTATTACTAAAGCAGAGTACGAAACTAAACTAGCCTCTTTGTAAGATGATTAATATTTGGAAAGGTAAGAAATACCTAAAGTTAGAGCATTGTACATCCCCATGGTATACCACAAACAGAGGAAAAGACTTCTGCTTAAAGCATCATTTTACAGTATGGGGTTGGTCCCTAGCTACTAGAATGGTAAAGAGAGGATATAAAGAAGAGTACGTAAGAAAAGCAGAGTACGTATTTGGGCATGTAAGTCCAGTACTTACTAAAAAGTATGATGCAGTAGATAAATATGAAGACCATCTAGACTTATTCTGCAAGACAGATTACCCAACACTGTACTGTTACAATATTGAGGGAGATTTGCTAGGAAGAATAGACGACCTTAAGTGGATGTTCACCCATAACTGTGTAGCTGATAAAAATCTAGCAGGTGTGGCCTACTCTCAGACAGAGGGAGGATATATAGGATACTCACACAGAGCAAGACAAATATTCAAGATAGGGGACAAACTGTTTGACCCTAAGTACGAGCCACAAGAATTAGACTATGAAGAGTGGGAGTGGGCAGGATTCTTACAAGACCAAGTAAGAGTACAGAAAGAGCATAACGATCTAGGAGAAGAGTACATTGTACCTATCAAAGATGTAATACCTTTCAAGAAAAGAGGATCTGTACTTATCAAGACCCCTAAGGAAGCACGTAAAGCAGCACATAATTTCTCTAAGTATGTTAGCTAGTATATTAGAACAGTACGAAGACGAAGAGTTCTTGATAGCCGATGGATTTAATCAAGCTGTAATAGGTGTAGAAGAGTCTACAATGAGACTGATCTATTCTGTCAATAAGTGTATAGAGATATTAACAGAGGATATGTCAGAGGAAGATGCAATAGAGTACTTCAACTATAATGTCCTTAGAAGCTATGTTGGAGAGAAGACCCCAATATGGTGTAACCCATAAGCACCACAAACCAAAAACCACCCCGGAGAGATCTGGGGTTTTTTTTATACCCCCCCACCCTTTTATACCCTAGTGATTTAGTAGGGATTATAAATTTTTTTATATCAATTTTTTAAAACTGATTTTATGTGGGGGACACCCTAACCACCATACAGAAAACCCCGGCAAGATTCGGAGGATTTTACCCCACCCCCCCTATGTGTCCAGCCAGATTACTTTGTGCCTTAAACAGCCTCTAAAAGTTTTTGACTTTTCCAACTTATTTTTATACTATTTGTCTATAGTATGTTAGTATGTTATAGTGTTAGCTTATACTAGAGTGTAGTCCTGTCCAGGTGACTAGGTTCTAGGCCAGCTTATTTAGACTAGTTACATATAATATAATTGTTAATAACTTTCTACATTTTTATTTGTGTATTAAATTCTTTTTACAGGTCGCCAAAAAATACCCCTATTTTGCTCCTGTTGCATTATCTCAGAGTTTTAATGTTACGATATCATGGAGGGGTTATCGTGTCTTAAATCGCTTTATTTAGCCTTATATGATAATCCTTTGCGAAGCCCCGAAAACACTAGGATAAAAAAATATTTAAACTTTTTTACATAAACGCTTGTTTATATCATATATAGTTGTATATTTGCAAAGGGTTAGAGAGAAAGGCACTAGCTTTTTACCTAACTAGCTGATTATCAGCACGTTCCTTGAAATACTGAATACTATCTTACAAGGCTAAGCCAGTAGGCCTAAGATTACCGGCACTCTCACATTATATACTATGACAAATTTTGAAGCAATTAACAAGTTCATGTACTTCGCCCACAACTTCGGTTACAACTTCATTGAAGAAGTTTGGAAATCCGAGCCTAACATGGCAAACCACTTAAGAAGTAAGTTCAACAGCTACGCCCAACAGCAAGGCAACGGGACAAACGGGTTCTTCAGGTGGTTTATGGAGCTAGACAACGGCAACAAAGAAACGTTGACCGATTGGATTGGAGCAAATTACAAAGGATAAATTAACCAAGCCCCTCGCAAGGGGGGCTATTTAACTCTCACATTATGAATAAGACTTATTACCACATTTTAGAGTACGGAAGCTACGGGGAAGTAGGTTACCAAGGCTATTACCTAACACTAGAGGAAGCTAAACAGGAAGTTGCTCATTTATATGACTGCTTTCCTAATTCGGATTTTCAAGTTGAACCCTCTAATAGTAAGAGGGAGCCTGTTAACGTAACAATTTAAACTCTCACAGTATGAACGCAAAAAAATTTCCGATAGGGGTTCAAAGGAAGATTGACACTATCAACGCAATGATTGAAAGCATAAACGAGTCAGAAGTTGTACCTTACACTTATGCAGGTGGTACTTGGCCTTATGCAGTTTACATCAAGCCTATAGTTATTAAGAACCAATTCGTCACCATCGAGGGCGGTAAGTACGGGACTTATATTGAAGGCAAGGAAAGGTATAATGTTAACAAGGTCTCCACATTTGGGGACGATTACTGCAGGAAACATCTAGAGTACACTCTAGGGATTATTCTGAAGACATTCAAGAAGACATTAAACTAATACTAATCAGCCCCTCGAAAGGGGGGCTTAATCTAAACATCATGAAATATTTTTTACAGCATCAGAAACCGCAAATCATTTTTTGTATTATTGTAGCACTTTATTTTCTAACTAGATTTTTATACTAACATGAAGACACTAACAGAAATCCAGATTGAAGCCCACAAGTTGTACATGCAACTTGAGCTAGGACCTTTTTTTAATACTTACCACGATTGGATGTATGACCTACTGCAGGAGATTGATTACCTGGAGGAGGATGATGAAGAGGATTATAAGACAGCAGAAGACATTCTAACAAAATGCAAGGCTCTGATCAAAGCACAAAAAATATTACTAACAGCAAACCTAAACTAAGCTATGCGAAACCTAGAAAATTACATTGTACATTGTCCAGTTGAAAACATCCAGTGGGATGAGTACGACAGACCTTATGAGCAAACACCAAATGGTAAAATAATGCTCTCGATCAAATCCGGAACTCTCCAGACAAAGATCAAAACCAGAAACGTTTAATTAATAACCGGCCCTCTACGGGGGGCTTAATACTCTCACACAATGAAAAAAAGATTAGATTGCCAGATGGGTAAAAACCTAAAGATGTCTCCTGAAACGTATGCATTAAGAACTCAGGTGATGGGTCACGTATACGAAGCTAAGAACCTGTTGAGGTCTCAAGGTATCCAGATGGATCGGGTTGATGTAAGGATCACTGATGACTCCGGTAACGGTGCCCTGGGCATGGCGAGATTGAATGACAGGATCATATGGATTAGCTTGAGCAGCCTGAAGCGATGGAAAGCACACCTCAGGGTCGTAGTATTCCATGAGCTGGTCCACACTCTCACAGGATTTGAGCATGATGACAATTGCCGTCTAATGTGTCCCTGTGTGAAGATCCGACCACTGGATGAGCAGGAGACTAATAAGTTATTCCTGAAGTACTTCACCAAAAGATAGTATTCAACGCCCCTCAAAAAAATGGGGGGCTTTATTTTGTTTATTAAAAAATTATTTATATATTTGTACCGGCAACGGTGCCACACTAAAAACCTTATATCATGGTAGCAAATTTAAACACCAACTTATTCCCGATCATTTCAGTAGGCATGTACTGCAGTTCATTAGATCCGGATTACATCTTTGATAGTTACATGATCAACCAGGATCACCAGGAAGGTCATATAAACTACGACAGTGAATACTTTCATGAAAACTTCAGAAACGATCTTTATGTTGCTGCGGTCCAGCAGGTAGCTCAGAACTATCTAGACGGTGCTCATGAGGCAGACGGTATTGAAATTGAAATCACTGCTGGAGACATCTACAGTCCTTCGGCTTATAACTTTGCCACTGATCAGATAGAGCTAGCAGTTAAATTTAATAAGACCCGTGTTAAACAGTATGCTGCAGCTAATGCTGATGAGTTTGACCAGTTCCTACATGATCACTTTACCAGCTATGACGGCTTCCATAGCCACACAGCTAATAACTACTACGCCTGGAAGGAAGACTTCGCTGATAACAATATCCAGAGCATCGGAGCTGTATTGACATTTATATTCCGTGATGAGATAGAAGACATCCAGAACGGCTTCCTAGATGCCTGCTATGGTGACCTGTATTACTCTGAGTTCGTAGATACTACAGAACTGGATGAGTCTGTCGCTGAGGTAATACAGTATGTCAGAGATAACTATCAGACCCTGGATGTAGATCAAACTTTCTACAGTGAATTTAGCCATCTGGATCCGGACCTAGTTCTTAGAACCATGAAACTAGAGATAGATAGAATCGCCAGCCACGTCTTAGAACTGGAGCTAGCTTAATAAATACTAATTCGGCCACTGTAACAGGTGGCCTTAAATAACACACAGACATGATAGTATATTTGATCATTACAGGAATATCAATAATGACTCTAAGAGCATTGCAAAGATAGATCACCATGGTAGAGATAGAAATTTTAGAGTTCGGTTTTATGGCAACTATCTTTAAGGGAGGGGTTGCAGTAGGGGAATTGTTAGGGGTTACATTAGATAACCTACAACAAAGTTTACTACAAGTTTACGATATCAATTTATATAGTACATATAGTTTAAATTAAGTGTGAGAGCTTATTTATGGGAGGGGGGAGCGAAAGTTTCCCTCTTTTTTTATGCAAATATTTTTTTTATACCAAACTATTTTGTATATTTGTATTGGCAATGAAGCCAAGCTAAAACTCTCTCACAATGATAAGACAATTTATTTTAAAAGAAAATGTATTGACCGATAACATCCTACAAGTGCCTAGCAAAGGTAAAGTATTCAGTGGGGGTTATATTGCTTTGATTAAGGAATATCAATATCAAAACCCTTGGATGGATAAAGAAACAATAAAAAGGTTTAGAAGCAAAGATAGATTGAATGCATACCTAGACAAACATTATTCAGAAGCGGATTTAGATTTTTATGATACTTGTATAGAATAAGGGGGGGCGAAAGCCCTCTTTTTTTATGCAAAATAATTACTAAAACACTTGCGTATGTAAATTCTTTGGCGTATCTTTGTTTTAACAAAAGGGGAAAGGTATGGATGAATTAATTAAATAGGCGGAAGGATTTGACAAAGGGCGTGGTTTTGAAATAGAACCGGAAGAGTAGACTCCGTCCTACCTTATAGTGAGTGGTTGGGGAGGGGAACGTTTGGGTAAAGATACGAAAAAAATCAATACAAAACAAATAAACTTATCAACACAAAATTGTTAATAACTATTTAAAATAAGCCTTGCATATATGAAACTATTGGCGTACATTTGTCTTGTAATTGCAACGAAGCAGTTACTTAACCTTATATTATTATGCAGAATTTCATTATTAACATTGGTTTGAATGTAGGATACATTGAGACAAAAACACAACTAGATAGTACCTTATATCATATAGGTATAATATTTAATAACCAAGCTACAACTATCCTTAAGGATAAAAATAATGGCGGTTGTTGGGGTATTGAAAGAACGCTAATAGTACAAGGGAGTACTGAATTGACTGAAGAAAGTTTTGGCAATGTAATACAAAGCCTTTGTTTCTTATTGCACCAAGAGGGTATGGCTTATTGTCTAGGGGATACTTGTACACTAGCGTATGCGGTAGACTATAAGGGGGAGCAATGTTTATTTGAAGAACAATATTTTTTAAGAAAATAATTGCAAATTGTTTTGGTAGTTTCAATTTAAAAAACTACCTTTGTTTAACATTAATCTAAAAATCAATTTATATGAACAAGTTAAGAGTAGTACAAGATAGTTGTTATGATAGTCCAAGAGAATGGGATAATCTAGGTACAATGATATGTTTTCACAAACGTTATGATCTAGGCGACAAACATAATTATAGTGTAGATGATTATAATAGTTGGGAGGAAATGGAAAAGGCTATACTCAAAGAAGAGGGCAAGGGTACAATAATTTTACCCCTATATTTATACGACCACTCGGGGGTAAGTATTAGTACGGGTTCATTTAGTTGCCGTTGGGATAGCGGACAAGTAGGCTTTATAATTGCGGACAAGAAAAAAATACTGCAAGAGTTTGGGGGTAAGATACTAACAAAGAAGACAAAAGAAAAAGTAGTATCTATACTAGAAAGTGAAGTATCTACTTATAGCCAATACCTAGAGGGAGAAGTGTACGGCTTTATTATAGAAGATGAAGAGGGGGAGCAGCTAGATAGTTGTTTCGGGTTTTATGGAAACGACTTTGCTATCAATGGTATGCTAGATTATATAGATGCTAGTTTGTTGGGAGTAGAAGAGGGGGAAGTAGTTAGGCTACTAGAAGAGGCAGATATTGAGTATTAGTAAATTAATCTCCCCCTTTGTTGTAAGGTTCAAGGGGGGAAATAAAAAAAGTAAAAATAATTATCAAAACATTAGGTTCGTATTAGAATAATAACTATATTTGTAACGGCAATTAAGCCAAGCTAAAAAATCAAGATTATGAAAATCATCACGCAAAAAAGTGTTCAAGCCTTTAACAATAACAAGGCTATCAAGTTAAGCAATACAGAGGTAAGAGTAGAAGAGGGTAAGACAAAACTATTCCTTTTCGGTAACCTAATTGCAGTAAAAGAGGGAGGGGTTTTAAAAGTATCCAATGCAGGTTGGGATAGTAATACCACAAAGGAAAGACTTAATGCCCTAGACAATGTTCATATCAAGCAGAAGAACTTTCAATGGTATTTGAATGGGGAAGAGTGGAACGGAGCGTGGAGAGTAATTAACTAACAACAGATAGGCAAGTATGGGGGGGGGTTAATTCTCCCCCTAAAAAGCCACAATAAAAAAACAGCAATGGAATACACAAGAACAATAATCATAGGCAAGATAGAATTCCTAAACATAGGATGTATCATACATAGTATAGAGGAAGTATTCAAGGGGGGGAGCAAAGAAGAAACAGATGCCCTAACAGATATACCCGAGAGAGAGGGGAAGGATTGGATAGTAATAGAAGATTACAGAGGACAAATAAGACTAACAAAACAATGTTTAATCAACCTAGTATCATAACAAATGAAGAAGACAACCATACCACAGAAGTATAAAGACCAATACATAGGTGCAGTACTAGGGGGACAAACTAGGGTAACAATACTAGGGATAGAAATAACGTGGAAAGCCATACCAAGTAGAGAGAAGTTAGGGGGGAAAGAGAGGGAGAGGTTGGCAAATGAAATGGCAGAGAGAGACCTAGCTATCGTTTTTGAATAGTTATTGCATTATTCGCATCTCGGCTCGGGGGGGAGATAAAGAATTAATAATGAAATGGGGGATTTATTGAGAATAATTCAAAGAATGTGTGTGTTTATAGAGGGGTGGATAGCCCCCCACCATGATTTAACCCTACTTTGCAGTTTCAAAACAACAATAATGTTACGGGCAATTAATATATAGTAAAAAAGATAAAAAGATGACTAGACAACAAAAAATAGCTAGAGTGCTAAGTATCCTATCCAAGTGGGGAGGGTTTAACGTTACAGAGGTACAAACAGAATCAAGTATAGTAGTTGGAGAACTAGGTGGTCTAGTTGCCCTTATAGAGTATCTATCCCTAGATTGTATTGATGTATCCATATATAGTGGTAGTAGTTATTCAAGTGATAGTCTAGTAGATTATACAATGATGTATTCAGAACTAACTAATGATGTACTAGAGGAGGTACTATTAATTACAGAGGAGTATAATTCACAAATGGAATTAGAGGTTTTATAATAACCTTGCAGTTTTTTTATGATGCCCGAAAATTTTAACACTTTTTCCTTGCACAATTAAAAACTATTACTTACCTTTGATTAACATTAAAAACTAGAAATTATGGCACAAGCAATTTGGAATTTTGTAGAGCAGTATTACCCTAACTATTCATCTAGTGATGAAATTCTACACAACGAGGACTTATTGAAGTTACTAGAGGGAGAAGTAGATACAGGTGCAGATAGTGTTTACAATGATATCCGAGAAGAACTGCTTGTTTTTGGTACAGAGCCTAGAGAAGAAGAGATACTAGGACTAGCACAACAAAGGTATTCTGAATCCCTAGTAGACATATACGAACTAGCAATACAAAATTATTTAAAACAATAGTTATGAACAAAGCAGAAAACAACAGATTAATAGCAGAATTTTTAGGATATACACAACCACATCCCGATTACCCTACAACAAGTTATTGGTACAAGGAGGGAGAGGAACCTTTAGTGTATTTATCCTTTAATACAGATTGGAATTGGTTAATGAAAGCAGTAGTTGAATGTTTTAATAAGCAAGATGCTACTACCAATGATGACCTTAACTTTAAATTGAACGATGCTTTGCTAGAGACAAATATAAATTCTTTATACAAGGCAGTAGTAGAGTTTATCCAAGAGTACAACAAGAGACCTTTTAGGATATATGGTATAGAGATAGATGATATACCCGAAGACTTTGATTATGAAAATTGTTCAGATGAAAGGTTTATGGACGAGGCAGAGAGATGCGGTTTAGTTTGGGAGGACTTTGATGAATTCATCGAGCAGTTGAACAACGGAGACATCAATAAAGAGTATACAAGATTTAGGACTATTAAGGTATAAAATATTTAGCTTTTTTATAGAGGCAAAAATAAATTAAAAAAAGTTTGGTAGATTAGAAACTTAATCGTACATTTGTCAAACAAAAGAGGGATAGCCGAAACCCTATACAATAGTAGGCAAACATTAAAAATTGATTATTATGAAAAAGTTAACGAAAGCACAAGAATTAAAACAAAGAGAAAAAGAATTAGCACTTATTGAAAAAAATGCCCCTTTACTATTTGATATTGATAACGCAATTCTAGTAGGTAAAGAGAACAGAAGAGCCTTGAACGAGTTAGTTGAAAGAAATAATCAAGTAGTTGAAGAGCAAAGACAAAAGTGTTTAGCAGACCATAGTATACTAAAAGCTTTCTTAAAAGAGTATAGCGATTTAGTATCTCCTATCACGCACAACCACGAAGATAAGCATATAGGAGACTTTGGGTTTTATGTAGGGTTTGGAGAAGACAAAGTATACTTTAACTACTCTTACTTGAGAGATTGGTGGAGAGATGCAGACAACCTTGAAACTATATACGGAGAAGATTACCCAACTTACTATCCCGAAATGGTAGAAGTATATTGTGATAAAGTGGGAGAGACAGAAACTTTTGAATCTATTTTTAAAGTGTTTGAAGATAATGATTATGTAAACATTTTGGAGACACTAGTAACAAAAAGAATTATAAACCTAAAAGACTATACTTTAGTTTTTGAAGATAATACCGAAGAGGTAACTAAACACTACGATAAAAAAGAGGTAGAAAAAGCATACCTAAACCAAGAGGTAAGAACTATTAACGGAGTAAAAACTTGTATTAAAGTAATCATTAAATAATTAGAAATTATGGGAAGATATTATAGTGGAGACATCGAGGGAAAATTTTGGTTTGGTTTACAAGCAAGTAATGCCCCAAGTAGGTTTGGTGGAGTAGAACAAGAACCTGCTTACATAACTTATTACTTCGAGGAAGAGAACCTAGAGGAGATAGAGCAAGAGATAAAAGCTATTGAAGAAAAGCTAGGTGCTAAAAAAGATGTTATTGATAAATTCTTTGAGAACCACAACAGCTACAATGAACCTATGCTCAAAGAGAATAATATCACTACCGAAGAATTATCAGACTACGCAGATTTAGGTCTAGGTATTCAGATACGAGATTGTGTAAAAGAGCAAGGATATTGCAGTATGGATTGTGAATTTTAGCAAAAAAAGTTTTGTAGATTAAAATAAAAACATTACCTTTACGGAGAATTTAAAACCTATTGTTTATGAAAAGAGGAGTTTATAGCTTATATCAGATTGATATTATTAAGCACGATGCAGATACGTTAACCGTACAAGCACAGAGCCGTAGAGGTATGTTTTATTATGCCCACCTAAAAAGAACCAAAGACAACTATTGGGAGGGAGGAACAGATTTTGGGTATAGTTCAAAAAAGATTTTCAAGGGTATCATCCTAGAGTTTTTCCAAGAACTTGTAGCAGAATCAAAAGAGTATGATAATCGTTGGTATTCCCTACACTATGTAGTAAGAGCAGAAGTAGGTGGTAATAGACCACTAACTTGGGAAGAAACACACTACGGCAATATGCCACAAGAGGTAGAGCCTAATTTTAAAGGAGGAGTTAAATTTTATACAGAAAGTTATGCGTAATTATACAGAGAGACAAGCAGAGGTAATAGAGTTTTTAGAGAACCTAGTTAACCGAAGATTTAGCGAAGAGGTTTTAAACAAAAAGTTATCCGACTTTTTCCAAGAGCCGATAGTTTTAGAGAACAACACCCAAGACAGAATAGACAATGATGATTTTGATAGTGAGGAGGACTTACCGACAGATTACAATTTGATGTTCAACCTAGAGCGTGAAGACCAATACGGATACTTTGATATCTACATGTTGCCTATGCGTAGAGAGGGTTTTGATGGGAGTACAATGTATATAACAGAGGTAGGGTATGAGTTCGAGTAATGAAGTAGCAGTTGTATCATCGTACATTATGTATTATGATTTGTTAGAGTTTTATGTTAACGGCAGTTTCTTCTCAAAGATAGACAAGGCTATTGAATTGGCAGAAAAGTTTATTGAGAGGTATTCAGAGCATTACAGAACAGATTGGACAGAGAGAGATTGGGAAGAGACACTAGAAAATTTTATAATATTAAACCAAAGCAATTAGCTATGAAATCAGTACACGAATTAAGTATAGATGAACTAGAAGAGTTAAGAGATAGCTATTACTATCAACTACTAGATACAGACGAAGAAGTACTAGGGGATATTGTTTTTCCCGATGAAATACCAATGGAGAATGTTATCGCTCACTACGAGGGTACATATTTTGTAGAAGAAGATTTTTTTTGTAACGTAATGTCAATACTAAAGTAAGAATGGGAAATTTAGAATTATTTGCTAGAAAATGCACTTGTTGTGGTGGAGGTATGAATAACGGATATGTAGTAGGAGGTGGTGCTGAATACTATTGTTCAGATGAATGCCTAGAGCAACACTATACCCCCGAAGAGTGGAAAGAAATGACTGCTGAAGACCAAGACGAGTTCGGTTTCTCTTTTAGTGATAGTGATAACTATTGGACAGAATGGGATACAGAGGATGATGACGAACTAGAATACGTTTTGTATAATGGGGAGGTTATTGACAGAGAAGACTTGAAACCTAGAGTTAACAGAGGAGACTTTTTAGAGTGGTTATTCTCGGATAGCGATGATGCGAAAGCTTTAGGGGTTAGAGTTATGAAAGGTTTAGAAAAAAGAGGTAGCTTTAGTATTGATGTACAGATGCTATTTGAGGAATGTGGATATATTCCGGCTCACATATTAGATAATTCCGATATGTTTGATGAAGACCAAGAGTTTGAACCAAGTGAGGTAGAACTAATAGGGTAAAAAAATAATTAAAAAAAAGTTTTGGTAGTTACAAAATAATAGTTATCTTTGTACAAGTTAATAGTAACACATAAAAACAAATAAGTTATGACTAGAATATCTGTTGGGGTTAGAGCGATTGAACTTTGCGATGCCCACTTAATTAAAGAGCGTATAGAGTTGTTAAGAATTCCAAACGCTATCAAGTCGGGGAAAGCCGTTGTTAAAAATATACCTAGCAGTTTTACTTTAGGTACTGGGCATGTTAAATTTTTCTACGACAAGTTAGGATACCTACAAGAGAGGTACGAAGAACTTACGGCAGAGTGTGTTGAGAGGGATTTTAACATAACAGATTTCTCGGATAGTTTCAGAGGGTTGCCAAAAAACTTATACAATAACTACGAAGAGTTAGATATTGATAGAAAAATTGTAGTCCAACGAGTTAACGAAAGGTTGCTCGGGATGAAGAACTTGAAGTATAACAGAGAGAGTATTGATGTACAAACTTTACTTATAAAAAACTAAGCTATGTTAAATTACGAAAAATTAATGGCACATAACCCAACAGAGTATGGCAGAATGACTAATTCTTTAGGGCAAGAGATTGTATTTGTTGAGCATCCGTTGAGGGGAGATGAAACCCCCGTAATATGTGTATGCAATGAACTAGGTCTAGCATCTTATAGCACTTTCTATGAGTTAGATGATATGACAGCAGACCACAAAGAGTATGAACCTAGCTTTAAAAATGGGAATTTTTTAATTGGACAATTTATAGAAGAATAACATGGCAAATATAACGGCAGAACAGAGATTAGCATTTATTAGACAAGATGTTGCTAGAGTACTAGAGACTTTACCACAGAATGTTTTAAGCACATCTATCGAGGGGTTTGAGGATTTAGGTACAATATTAAATAATATTGCAATAGCATCAGATGAGGAAGACAAAGAGCCTTCGCATTGGCTTGTAACTTGGTTTGAAGTGTACAGAAGTGATGAAGAAGAGGGTACAGAGACCATTGCCACATTTGATACAAAGAAACAAGCATTGGATTTTATGTATGATTACTCAATGAGATATCCGGAAGTAGAACTAGACTACGATGAGTGGCAGAGCAGTGCAGACGGAACCGGAAGACAAATTTATAAAAAATAAATATTAATAAACAGAACTATGTTAAAAGCAATCAAGAATTTTCACGACAAGTATAGTGACAGAATTAGCGTAGTGCTAAAGTTTGCACTAGTATTAAGTTTTACAGGAACAATATTTTTTATATTCAGACCTGACCTTAACAATCACTCAAACGTAAAGCTACCCGATGAAATTCAATGGCGTAAAGTGGGGGACACTATGGTTATTAAAAAGATTACTAGCGATAGTATTCATGTAGAGTTTATTCATCCCGAAAAATAGTATTATGGCAAAATATATAGTAGAACTACACCCTAGAATAACTCCTTTAGCTATGTTGGCTATATCAGCAGAGGTAGGTAGTGTTATGAAATCAGTAGAGGATAGTACTGAACAATATGAAATAGATATTTGTATAGTACAATTATCTCAGTACAACCAAGGCAATGTTTTTTATGAAGACATTAAATTATTAGAGAATTTGAGGGAAGAGAGAGTTGATGCAATAGAATTTTAATGAACTATATTGTCTTTGAGTTTAATATTAAGACCAACACTTTTGGTAAGGTTATTAAGAGAGGTTTAACAAGAGATAAAGCCAAATCCCTAGTAGCAGAACTAGGGGTTGGGTACTCTTATGGGGAGAAAAATAGAATGTTAGCAGATTTTAATTTAAAATAAGTTAAAAAAAGTTTGCACAATTAAAAATTAAGTAATATCTTTGCGTAGAATTTAACAAGATAACAAATGGATATAAGAATAAACATAGTAGAAGTAGCATCAGAATTAGCTGATAAAGATTTAATATCTTCTTACGGAGATGTTGGGGGAAGAAATATGTTTCCCAATGGTATTGTATCAGACCTTGAGGATGGAACCTCTTACACAGAAGAGGCACAAGATTACTTCAATGCAAGATACGATTTTTGGTGGGACTTTTTGTATGACTTAAAAGTTTCAGAGTTTGAGTAGTACTATTATTATATCTTTAAGAGAAGTAGAGGACTTACTTAAAGATGACTCCAGATGCAGCCCAGAACTAGCAGAAGAGATTGTAAAAAGTCTAGTAGAGATAGACAGTAAAGAAGATAGAAATTGGGTCTTCACTTCAGTAGAAGATAAGTACTATATTGATGAGTACAACAATTACAAAGATTTAGTAAAAACTATAAAATTTAAAGTATAATGGCAAATAATTCAAACGTGGTAGAAATAGAGATTACCCTTAACACAGGGTTCAACATGTTTCTAAACCCAAACACAATAGTACTGAAGTTCAAGATAGAGGAGGAGAAGGCTAAAAGAAAGTACACAAAGAGAAAGGTTAAGTAATATGATAGTATGGTTTTTATTCCTAGCATTGTCAATATATACGTTAAACAAAATAAAAAAATAACACTATGCCTTTAATAGTAATATCGTTAATAATTTTTGCATATTCGTACTCACAAACTTCAAAATAGTTTGTGTGAATAAAGATACATTTGAGTCCTAATGTAGAAATATAATCTTTATAAACCCTATAACGTAGGCCGTTGTTATGGTCGTATCCCTATGCTTTACTTTAGGATAAGTTTTTCATATAAGCATAAATAACAATATGGGTGGCAGTTCGGAGAGACGAACTTAATTTAAAAAAACAAATAATATGTCAATAGGAGAGTCAAAATTACAGCTTATACTACTTTTAGTAGTTATTACAATCATTTGGATTGCTTACGAGATTTACCTTTTACCTAAGGGGAGATATACAATAGAAACTGACTTTGCATCTTGGAAGACAGATGCCTATACAATCACAGATGATGGAATAGTTTTTAAAACGCACTTGGGAGAAGAGATAGAGATCCGTAGTAGATACACCATAAAAGATTCAGAGGATAGATGAAAGTAATCTATATGGAGCAGACTTTGCAGTTTATCGCCAAAACAAAGGGGGTTGAACAAGCAAAAAAGATAGAGAAACTAGGTACAATAGAGTACCTTGAAGATGTACCTTATTTGGTAATAGTGGTAGACGAAGAAAAATAAATCAAGAAAATGTTGTGGGGTTAATAAATTAGTATTATCTTTGCACATATAAATCAAAACAAATAGATTATGAGCATTTTTAAAACAAAACTCGTACTTACTGAGCAAGAAGAAAATCTAGTAAGTGTAGTAAAAAGCATGCTTTCAAGAGAAGACTGCCTTATCGAGATTAACCCTGAGAATATGGACTACCTTATCTCAATAGAGTCCTTGCAGTACTTCTTACTAGTAGATGGCAATGGTTTGCAATTATCTAACCACACTTTCTTCGTGGCAAGGAGGATGAGAGAAAAAGTCTTGGATAAGATAAAAGACCTTATCAAGGAAGAGACAGCAATGAGAAGAAGGGCCAAGATAGAGGGTATCTTCAGTAACGAATTAGATTTATTAACAAGAATTAACAACACAATAGGAGATGTCAGTAGCAAATAGTATACTTAAAGTATCGGATCTAGTAAAGTTTAGTGAGAAAGATTACCTAGAGACTAAGAAAACTCTAGGGGTTATGGATGAAATGGTGCGAGAGTATGTTAGGGGTACAGAAAGCCTAGATGCACTTGAAGACCTAAAGAGAAGATTCAATGGGTACCTAGTTTACCTAGCCGGATATTATAGTAAGATTAGATGTTTCCGTGAGAACTTTGAGTTCTTGGAGGCACAGAGAAAGCGTATCAAGAGTGAGGCTATTGAGTATCTTATAAAGCATAGCGAAGAAAAGATATCACAATCAGCAGCAGAGAAAGTTGTGTACTCACATCCTTATTATATTGAGCGTATCACTTTGATAGAGCAGTTAAAGAGGTTCTTCTACCTAGTAGATTTATCTTATCAGAATTATCAAGATGTACAAAGAAGTATTTATCAATCAATATCTGTCTTAGCAAAAGAGAGACATTCAACAATCAGTTAGTATGAGAACATCAGTACAACAAGACAAAGATTTTATATCGGGAGTAGTACCCTCTTCATTACTAGAAGACTCAATAGATTATATCACAGCAAATTTTGAAGCTGAGGAGGTTTACGGTTTAGACTATATGATAGAGTGGGCAAAAAACTGGACTGAAGAAAATGGATACACAGAGGAGTAAATAAACTATAAAAAAGGTGGAGTGAATAATTTTAGGAAACAAGTAGGAGCAGATTCAATATATGTAGTGTCTTTAGCTAGGTTAACTAAAAGAAGAGAGCGAGTAAAGTTACTAGAGGAACAGCTAGATTGTGGTATTAATATAGTGGAGGCTTATGACCATGTAGATTATGAAAATGACTTAGACTTTATAGATAAACATCTATCAGATAAGTTTTTTGATCCGGCAGGTTATATAACACTAGGAGTATTATGTTGTGCATTATCTCACAGAAAGGCTTGGAAACATTTTTTAGATTCAAAGGAGGAAGTAGGCTTATTTTTAGAGGATGATGTGTTTATCACAGACAATATTAAAAAATACAACTTTGAAGAAATAAGAGCAGAGCTAGACAATTTAGATTGGGGTATTTGTTGGTATGGAAAGTACGCAGATGATATAGCTACTAGTAGAATGTTGACAAGTAATATAGCAGAGCCGGTTCCACATTTCCCTCAGCAGTATGCCGCACACTCTTATTTACTTACAAGACAAAGTGCAAAGTGGCTCTATAAAAACACATCTAAGATTAAGTATGCAGCAGATGTACAATTAGAGATAATGCCTTTTAATCAAGTCTGTTTAACTAAGTCTATATTCAAGCAGTTTAAAAATGAAGATAGGGTACCAACACTAAGCGAAGAGTTAACTATAAGTAATACCTTTTCTGAGTGGGATGAAGTAACGAGTTCTATTGTTAGAATACCTGAGAACTTTATTAAAATGAAGTACTACCCTAAGAAGGTTATACACAATACAAGTATAGTTAATGGTTGGCAATTTGAAAAAATTAGATAAGATTTATGGAATATGAAATACAAGTACTATCTTTACAAAAGGACAAGGATAGAAGACAGCATACAAAAGAGGTAATGGATTCCCTAGGGTTGAATTATACTTTTTTTAATGCAGTTAAGCCTAGGGAAGTCACAAAAGACATGGAAGAAAGTTTGTTCAGTAAGGTAGACTATTACGACTGGGACATAGATCAGAAAGCCGTTATGGCTACGTTTGTCTCCCACTTAGCTTTACTTCATCTATCGTATAGTACTAAGTGTAACATGCTAGTATTAGAGGATGACATAGAATTAAGCGATTATGATTTTGATCTAACTAATATAGATTTTACAACCTTTGATGTATTCAATTTAGGAACACAGATAAGCTGCTACGCATATTTTTTATCATGGCAAGGAGCAGGTAAGGTATTGGATATCCTCTTAAACAAAGAGATTATAAAAGCCTACGATTGGGAGTTGTGCGAGTTAGGATTACAAAATAAAATAAAGTACAAGACAACATCAAAACCTGTATGGAAACAAGTAGATACATTCAAATCTAATATAGCACCAAATGGGTATAAACTTAAAAACAAATAAGGTATGAAAAAGTACCCCCACGAATTAGAATTTATTTCTAGAATAAGAAGAGATGGTTCTGGAACTGAAAAAATTACAGAGGAAGATTTAAAGCACTTTGAAGAAAATAAATTTGCCAAAGAGGATCTTTATGAAATTAATGTACTATCTATGTCAGAGAAAACATTCATAGCAAGCGGCTTTAATTCTTATGTAGTTAAAATAAAACAAATATAAAAGTTAAGAAAAATGACAACACAAGATTTAGAGTTGACACAAGATTTAGAGAACTACAATAATGCTAAAGAGGCTATCGTAAAGGCTTTAGCTAGGGAGGGGTTCCTTACAGAGGAGCAAGTAGAAAAAATAAATACAAACTATGCCATAGTGCTAGTCAAGAACAATTGGCTAGGGCAAGCGATAGGTAAATTATTAGGTAAGAAAGATGTACAATATATTAAATTAATGAAAGTAGTATAAATTATGCAAGAAAAATTAAAGCAAAAATTTGCACAGAAAATGTTGGATGAGAAATTAGATTTCTTACCACTAGAAGAGTCTCTACAATTAGTAGATGCTGATATTAACTTAGACACACGCTTTTCGTGGGTATGCAGAACAGAAGAGCTTGAAGATAACGGAGAGTATATGACAACAAAAGAATTACTATCTTCTCTTGAAGAGATTTATGGCGAGCCTGATGATTATCATTTAACAATTGGTAAACCTTACGATGAGTATGATGAGTTTACTTTAGAACTTGCTCCGGCACCAACTTATATTGATTTAATTAAATAAGCTATGGGATCAGTGTTATTACAATTTACTTTGATGGGAGTAAACCTATATGGGGCAAAAAAACAAAAAGAAAACGGAAACAACCCAGCACCTAGTTATTTCGTAGCAGGGATGACTTTTGGTTTAGGCTTGTACAAACTATTAACTTTAATTTTATAAAGAATAGGCTATGAGAATAAAATTAGAGGCAATAATAGAGATAGAAGATGACATGTGGTATAGTCATGCTGACAAAGAAGAGTACGAGTGGTTTATCTCACTACTCGAAGATAAAGAGAGTACAAGGCTTACCCTCCATAATGATGAAGTAGGAGACTCAATAGGAGAAACAAGTGATTTTAAATACGAAATACTATAAAGGTGAAGAAGTTATTATTTATTATATTGTTGATTTTTACAATAACAACAGGTTATTCACAACAGCAATTTAGAGAGAAGTACTCAGAGTTAGTGCTTATTAACAAAGGAGAAGTTACTAGAGACAATGGAGAGAATACTATTTTCTATAACTATGCAAACACTTCCTCTATAAAAGTGTACTTACACAAAGGATCAGTTATGTACTTTGATTTGATAAGTAGTGTAGAGAGAGGTGCAACAGAGGGGGGAATGACATATTCAACGGCTTTGTACAAAGAAAGAGATACTAAGTTCCTTGTAAGAGTTCAACTTTTTGATGAGGATCAGTACGGAGTAAGGTTTGTTTTCAGCAAAGATAAATCTTTACAATTTATACCTTAAAAAAATATTAAAAAAAGCTTGCAGTATTAAAAAACATTTTGTAAATTTGCAGACAATTTAAAAAACAGAAAATATATGAAACTATTAAGAGACATTCCTACTAAACATTTTGTAGGTATCGACATTGAAACAGTACGTATCGTAGAGAAGTATGAAGACTTATCTCCGGAATGGCAATCAGCATGGGAGTACAAGAACAAACAAGCAGGAGAAGTACCTTTCTTCGAGGAGTTAGCAGACTCTTGGGAAAAGATGGCATCTTTATATGCAGAGTTCAGTAAAGTTTGTGCAGTCAGTCTTGTATTTATGATCGGGGACGACAAAGCTAAGTACAAAGAGTTTTACGGAGAAGACGAAGCAGCTTTGCTTACAGACCTTAGAAACTTCTTGCAGAGAATGTCAGATGGTGCAGATGGTAAAAACTACAGATTACTAGGGCATGCTGCTAAGTACTTTGATTACCCTTTCTTATGCAAGAGATTTGTAATCAACGGCATTCAAATACCGGTATTGTTAGACACAGCACACCAAAAACCTTGGGAAAGCAGAAACATGTGTACCAATGCAGACATTTGGAAGATGGGTGGCTCTGGTGCCGGAAGCTCTTTACAAGCATTGTGTACTGCTTTAAATATCCCAATTAGTAAAGTAGACTTAGTTGGAGATGAAGTAGGTAATGCTTATTACAGAGGAGAAGTAGAAAGAATTGCTAAGTATTGTACACTAGATACTATTGCTACATTCAATGTAGTTCGTAGGATCAAGGGAGAGAGAGTATTTCAGTTTGATGAGGTAACTGCTGTAAAAGAAAGCACTGCACCAAAAGAAGAAGTAAAGTTAGTTCCTAAGAAAAACACTATTGCTAAGGCAGTAGACACTAAAGTAGAAGAGGTTGACACAAGGGAGCCGGAAGATATCTTATTTGAGAAGTTGCCTATACTACACAAGTTAGTTAATGCAACAGAGATTCTCCCTGAGACTAAGCAAGAACTTACAGATTTGTTGAAGAAGAAAAAGTTAACTAAAAAAGATAGAACTATTGTAGAAGATATCTTAGTTAATTTGTATATCAACACAGAGATGTTCAAGTCAGACAACCCTCTACAACAAGAAGTAAAGAAAGCAGAGATCACAGAACTTTTAAATAAAATATAATGGCAGAAGTAAAAATGCTAGACTTACCAAAAGTCTATGAGAATGAGGGGGGTAAATACCCCCAACATGTTGGGAAACCAAAACTAAGTTATTCAGCATACAATTCCTTTAACGAAGAAGCATACAAGGGAGAGTTTTTTGCTAATTATTTTTTAGGTATCCGAGGCGAAGGTAACATCTTTACAGAGTACGGAGGTAAATGTGGTGTATTGTTTGAAACAAACACTGAGACATCCGATCTTTCTGACTTTGATGTAGATACTATCCGTAGCATAGAAAGGCCTGCAAATGCCTTGTATGAGGTTGAGATCGTAGTAGACAGAGGTTCTTATGTTATCCAAGGGTTTATAGATAGGGAATATCTAGATGTTGAGGGTAATCTTGTGATTGATGATTTAAAAACCGGTGCCATTAAGACTAAGAAAGCTTTCTACGGAGGAGATGAGTACCAACAGACAACTTTGTATGCTTATCAAAGAGAATTAGAGGGAGAGCATATTGCATATTCGGGGGTTATTTTATTAGATAGGAAAGGTAATGGTCAAGAAAAGTATCCGTTAAGGTTAACCGGAGATATTGAGCGTATTCCTACACCTTATTCTAAGAAAAGAGCAGAGGCTTTCTTAAAATCTTTTGATAAGACTGCAAAGAAAATTGAGGAGTACCATAAAATTTATAAAAAATATTTTGGATAATACTTGCAAGATTAAAATATAGGTTGTATCTTTGCAGAAGAAATAATAACACATAGAAAGACAAACAAGTAATTGACTGATAAGTATAGATAGGATATGTATAAGCCTGTGAGCTTTGCGACTTGGGCACTAATCCCGCTATTGATTTAAAACATAACAGAGTTACAACACTATCAAGAGGTGTTATGTTTGTTGAGTATGGTAATTACTCGTAGGGCTCCCTATAAATATATGGATGAGGTGGAGCACCATAAAGTTATCCCAATCTTGATGGATGTGTTATTTTAATAAATTAAAAGTATGGTAAATAAAGTAGCAGGAGTAATTCTCCTAGTTTTCGGATGGTTATTCGGGACATTTTGGATTTTTAATCACATCAATGCTTGGGCTGGAATTGCAGTTGGTGTGTTAGGTTTAATAATTTCAGCAAATCAAATTAATAAAAAATTAAAGTAAAGATGAAGAAAGTTTTAGTATTGTTTTTAGGATTAGTATTAGCAATGGGTATTACCTCTTGCGAGAGAGTTGCTCCAAACTATTATGGAGTATTGATGGAAAATTATGGTAAGAATGGCAAGGATGACTATTCTAAACAGCAAGGTAGAGTATCTACAATTTCTCCTGGGACTGAGTTATTTCAAGTGCCGGCATGGGAACAACGTGGACAATTCACTGACGATGAGGGTAGAGACAGAACATTACAAGTAAAAGCCGCTGATAACACAGCCTTTACGTCTAAGCCTTTGTACTCTTATAAAGTAATTCAAAGTAAAGTTGTAGATGTAGTATTTCAAAATTCAAGATTAGGATCAGGAGATGACTTTATGAGTGCCTTACAAGATAACGTATTGGAGCCAAGGATCTACGATATTATAAAAGAAGCATCAAGAAGTTATACAACAGAACAATTAATGGCTAATGGAGGTTCACTAAGATTTGAGCAGTATGTTCAAAATATAGTAACAAAAGAGTTTGAAAAAGCAGGTTTAGAATTAATTAGTTTCAGCTTAAACCTTGACTTCTCTAGCAAAGTAAAAGCTAAGATTGATAGCCGTAATGAAGTAAACACAAACATTTCAGTTTTAGATCAAGAGATCGCAGAGCAAAAGAAGAAAAATGAGTTAGAGTTACTAAAAGCAGAGCAAAATAAAATTAGAAGTGGTGGTATTACACCTCAGCTATTGCAAGAGCAAGCTATTAAAAAGTGGAACGGTAGATTGCCAAACACATACTCTGGAGGCTCGTTACCTTTTGTAAAAGCAGTTAACTAATAAAAGTATTTAAGATTCGAGGCTCAGTCAGTTGACTTGAGCACGCTACCTCGGACCTTGACAAGTGCCCCCACATGGGGGAAATGATTGAGTGGCGGAATATGGCACTAGCTAAGGGTTTTACCGATAGCTAATGTCTTGGTAAACGCAAGGAGGGCAAAGAAGTTTGTACACAACTGCTGTGAGAGAGGATATTGCCTGTTGAACTCTCACATTTACAGGTTCGATCCCTGTCTCAATCACGAAATGATTTGTTGATATATTATTGAAATTGAACAAGACGGGGCTTCGATGCCCCCACCTCCACAAAAGTTTCCTTGAACTATAAACAAGGTGGTGGAGTCGCTGAGAAATCAGAGACCTAGGCTTTATCGGTTGTGCCTTAAACAGCCGGTGTCATGGGGGTGACAGGTATTGATTGGCAATAAGTAGGTAATAGGGAGAATTAATTTCAAAACTAAACGACAACGTTTACACACTTGGTGGGGTGCAAAAAAGATTTGCAGCCTAACACGCCTTAGGGGAGCGAAATCCCCTAAATTGGACTTATAGCTCAGTTGGTTAGAGCAGTGCACTCATAATGCAAAGGTCGTATGTTCGAGTCATACTTGGTCCACTTAGCAAGGCATAAACGATAAGGAATACTCGTCACAGGTTTATGTTAAGTTGCAGACGGGCCGAAATGCTTACGGTTAACGGGGCTAACTCATATAGTCCAGAGAGCAAAATCTAACGAGTGACTGATAGGAAAGACTATCAAAATTGTCAGGTGGCGGAATTGGTAGACGCAGGAGTCCTCAAAACTCCCCGTAAGATGCAGCGAGAGCTTTGACCATCTCATACAGGTTCGAGACCTGTCCTGACAACAATGGTTATGAGCAACGTGCCCCAGAATTTCACAATGTTGACTGATGGAAAGACATCAAATGGAAGAGTAGCAGATAAGGTCGCCCCTGAACTGTGAGTGGGATTAATGATGACTTAATATTACTGCCCAATATACTAGGTAAAGCATGGTAAGTGATTAAGTATGTAGTTAACATCGAAGGTTCGATTCCTTCCTCTTTTACTAAAGTTAAAAAAATTTTATTGAAAAAAAGATTTAACTAATTTTGTTTTACAGAATTAATTTATTATCTTTGCACCTCAATAATAAGTATCTCTTTTAATTAGGGGGTACTTTTTTTTACCTTTAATAATTAATAAAAACAAAAAAATCAAAATGAGTATCTTCACAGAAAGAAAGAATTACAAGCCGTTTGAGTACAGCGGAATTACAGACCCACTTATCAATGCAATGTGGTCTAGTCATTGGACACACAATGAGTTTAACTTCTTGAATGACATTCAAGACTACAAGACAAAGTTAACAGAGGAAGAACAAGGAGTAGTTAAAAGAGCCATACTACTTACCTCACAAGTAGAGGTTGCAGTTAAGTCTTATTGGTCGAGTATAGGTAAACTGTTACCTAAGCCAGAGATAGCAGACATGGGGGCAGTGTTTGGCGGAGTAGAAGTAGTACACTCAAAAGCTTATGCGGAGATTTTGTCTAAGCTAGGATTAGAAGAGCAGTTTGAAGATCTTTTTACAGAGCCGGTAATTGTAGGTAGAGTAGCTTATTTAACTAAGTACATCAACAAGATCTATAAGAATGACCACAAAAATATTTGTTATTCTTTAGTACTATTCACTTTGTTTACTGAGTACACAGCTTTATTTTCACAGTTCTACACTATCCTAGGGTTTAACAGATTTAGAGGAGTTTTGAAAGATGTAGCAAATGTTGTTCAATACACTTCAAAAGAAGAGAATTTACACGCAGAAGGTGGTATTGCATTATTAAACCAAATTAGAGCAGAGCATCCAGAGTTATTTGATGAAGAGTTCATACAAAAAATACAAAGCGAAGTTCTAGAGGCATACAAAGCTGAGTCAGATTTGATTGATTGGATCCTAGAGGGTTACGAAAATGATTTCTTATCAGCAAGAATATTAAAAGGTTACGTTCAAATAAGATTAAACGATGCTTTACAAAAGATTGGAATGGAACCGGCTTTCACAGTAGACTCTGATATTAAAGAGCAGACACTATGGATGGAAGAAGAGGTTTACGCAAGTGCCTTGACAGACTTCTTTCACAAGAAGCCTATTGATTACAGTAAGAAAATGAAAACATATAACGAAGACGATTTATTTTAAGATGGGAGATTTTAGTTGGTTAAACAAAGATTCAAGAACTTTTCTAGAGAAAGATTATTTATTAGAGGGTGTTACCCCCGAAGATCGTATTAGAGAGATAGCTGATACGGCAGAGAATATCCTAGGTATTGAAGGATTTTCAGACAAATTCTATGACTATATGGGTAGAGGTTTCTACTCTTTGGCTACACCGGTTTGGATGAACTTTGGTTTAGATAGAGGTTTACCTATCTCATGTTATGGTATAGACATTCAAGATGATACCATGGATATTTTAAGAGCAACAGCAGAGATTGGTGCTTTAACAAAGATGGGTGGAGGTACTGCCGGATACTTTGGTAAGCTAAGAGGTAGAGGTGCCCCTATTAAGAACAATGGTGTATCTAATGGAGCAGTTAGCTTTTTACTACCTTTCCAAACTACAACAGATGTTATTACACAAGGACAAGCACGTAGAGGTTACTTTGCAGCTTATCTTCCTGTGGATCACCCAGATATCGAGGAGTTCTTACAATGTAGAAACGAAGGTCATATTATCCAAAACATTGCTCTAGGAGTTTGTATTCCAGATGAATGGATGGAGTCAGCAGAGGCCGGAGATAAAGACAAGAGAAAGATCTTAGCTAAGATCCACCAAAAAAGAGCTGAGTCAGGGTTCCCTTACATATTCTTTAGTGGTAATGTTAACAATAACAAGCCAAAAGTTTATAAGGATAAAGGTATGGAGATCAATCACTCTCAGATGTGTACAGAGATCTTAGAATACACAGATGAACACAAATCTTTTGTTTGTTGTTTATCTTCTATTAACTTGTTACATTGGGACGAGATTGTTGAGACTGATGCAGTAGAGACTTTAGCTTATTTCTTAGATGCAGTTTACTCTGAGTTCATTCAGAAAGCAGACGGTATCCCTTTTATGGAGAAAGCTTTATTGTTCGCCAAAGAACACAGAAGTATTGGTATTGGAGTTCTTGGATGGCACAGTTTATTACAATCTAAGCTTATCCCTTTTGAGGGCCTAGAGGCTAAGATGTTGAATGCTGAAATTTTCAGAACTATCAATGATAAGAGTTTAATTGCTAGTATGCAGTTGGCTACTATGTTTGGGGAGCCAGAAATGTTAAAAGGTTATGGACAAAGATTTACTACTAGATTGGCAATTGCCCCTACGACTAGTTCTTCTTTTATTCTAGGACAAGTTAGCCCTAGTATTGAGCCATTACAATCAAACTATTTCATTAAAGATTTGGCCAAAGGTAAGTTTGTTTACAGAAACCCTTACTTAAAAAAGTTATTAAAAGATAAAGATCAAGATACACCAGAGGTTTGGAACAGCATCCTTTTAAAAGGAGGTTCTGTACAACACTTAGATATCTTAGACGAAAAAGAAAAGTTTGTATTCAAGACTTTTGGAGAGATCAGCCAACTAGAGATAGTTCAACAAGCTGCTCAGAGACAGAAGTTTATAGATCAAGGTCAGTCATTGAATTTAATGATACACCCTGAGACATCTTTGAAAGATGTGAATGCTTTGTTTTTTGAAGCATGGAACCTAGGAATTAAAACTTTATACTACCAAAGAAGTGTTAATATGGCACAAGAGGTTAGTAGAAACCTTATGGAGTGTTCTAGCTGTGAAGGCTAATTAATTTTCTATTATTTTTTTGTTTTTGACCCTCTAGAAATAGAGGGTTTTTTTATGGAGTTAAAAAAAGTTTAACTTTTTCTTGCACATGTTAAATATTATACGTAATTTTGCATAGTAGAATTAAAACATTAAACTTATGGATTTAAAAACTAAAATACAAAAAAGTTTAGATAGCCACAGAGAGGTTGAACTTAAGTACCCAAACAGGTATAAAGAGATACATAAAGTACCTTGTAAAAACTGCCCTAGTGTTATTAATAAACTTACCGGCACTGTTGATCCTGAGAACGAGGAAGTAAAGTTGTTTACCAGACAAGAGCAAATAAAAACAGTATTTCCTTGTGGTTGGAGACCGTCTAAGTTATGTAAGGGTTACTGTGATGATTTTAGTATTAAAGAAGGAGATTTAGTGTAATTAAAAAGACAATATTATGGTATACAAATTTAACAATGAGAGTTTACTTTTTGAAAGAACTTACAAACTATTAAAGTACAAAGTGATAACTACTGTACTTCTATTAGCCCTTGGAGGCACACTTATTTCAGCTATGAAGTTAGTGACAGAAAAAGAACACCTAGAGAAGGTTGTGAAGCAGAAAGAAAAAAGGATTGCTTTAATAAAGGCACCCCTAAGAGAAGAAACTTATGTGGAAGATCTTAAGAGTAACATAGGTTTTAGCCTTACAGCAGATCAGTATGCTACCTTTAAAAGACTGTCTTTGAAGTACAGAGATAAAATAGAAGAGGCTAAAATACCTGCAACACTTGTTTGGTGGGTATCTTATAAAGAGAGCAGGTTTGATGTAGATGCAAAGAACGATCACTCTACAGCTAAAGGCCAATTCCAATTCTTAGAGGGTACTTGGAATGAGATGTGTAAGTTAAAGGGTACTAGCAAAAGAGGTAGATTTAACGAAGAAAAACAAGTAGACATTATGATAACCTACTTGAACTACCTATACAACAAGTACGGTAATTGGGAACAAGTTATGAAGGAGTACCATGGGGGTAACTACCAATACCCTGTTAAATTTTTATTAAAGTAAAGTATGAAACAAGAAGAACCTAAACAACACGTAGAGTTTATAAACAATAATATAGACCAACTTGATAAGGCAATAGAATCTTTTAAACAAGAAACACTTGAAGAAGCTGCTGTAAAATGGATTGAAAAAAAATATAAACAAGAAAGTTTAAGTTTTTTAGATTGCATAGAATTTGGTGCTAAATGGCAACAAGAACAAATAGGTAACTCAGAAGTGATACAAAGAATAAGAGCAAGTAAGTCGGATGCCGAAGCAAGAAGAATAATTAGAACAACTTAGAAGAAATGATAAATAATTTAGAACTAATAAAACCTCTGTTAAACTTCTCAGAGAAGGGGGACTTTTACATGCTGTACGTTTTTAAACGTAAGAAAGATCAGCCAGAAGGAGAAAGAGATAACCACCAATCAGTGCGTACTATTAAAACATACTGTATTGAGAGCCTAGAGCACTTAGATAGAAGATATGATGAGATAGTCCAACTGTGTGAGATGTTTAAAGCACGGGCTTATATTCACGTACAGAAGCAGAACCATTTTGATGTATCTCTGAATATGATGGTTGCACTAGCACAACGTATACAAAACGGAAATAATAATCAGAAAGGGTTGTTTGATTCAGTTGTAGGACAGATTAAGACACAAGAGAAAAGGTGGATTATTGATATTGATGAAAAGGTAATTAGCCCCTTAATGTTAGCCCATTTAGAGCATAATTGTAAACCCTTTGGGGACAAGATTATTTCTATAATTCCAACTAAAAATGGGAATCATCTTATTACTGAGAGGTTTGATGCACTAACGTTTAGCAAGCTTTTCCCAAACATCGACATTCAGAAGAAGAACCCAACATTATTATATTACCCAAATTCATTAGAAATAAATAACAAGTAAGATATGGCAGAGTTTACATTGAAATTAAAAACCTTAAGTGCAGTAAAAGAGAATACTAAGACTTTACTTGAGCACTATAAAAAAAGGGAAATATCAAAAGAGGATATCCTAGAGTTAGAGCAAGAGGCAATACAAGATGAAGAGTATGAGGTTGCAATTTCAATAAAGGAAGTCCTTGATTACATAGACAAAGAAACACTTAAAAACAAATAAGATATGGAAAGAGATAAAGAGATATCTATATTAATTGACTATTTAAAAAACGATGTTAGAACAACAGCTAATACCTACCCGAGTTTATTATCTGATACTATTGTTAAGAACGGTAAGCTTATAGAAGCTTATAAAATAGAATTAGAACAATTTAAAAAAAATAAGATATGATGGGAGCCTTTCATTGCCCACACTGTGGGACTAAAAATGCATGCGATTGTAAAACATGCGAGCCTTATATAAAAGAGGGAGAGTACATAAATAAATGGACTGAGGACGGAGAGGCACACATTTGTGGAAAGTGTAACAAAGTGTATAGCCCAGACCAGTGCTTAGACGAAGAATTTAAACAAAGAAATAAGTTATGAGTACATTTTTTATATCAGACCTACATCTAGGTCACCAGAATATGGCTATAAAGAGGGGGTTTACCTGTGCAGATGATATGAATAATCATATCATTAAGTGCTGGAACTCTGTTATAAGCAAGAGGGATTTAGTTTATATCCTTGGAGATGTAACTATGGAGAAAGTCAGAGACTATCCTCTACTTCTAGAACTGAAAGGGGAAAAGACAGTTGTTCTTGGTAACCATGATGAGCCTCAGCACGCTAGAGAGCTTCTTAAGTATGTAAATAAAGTTGCCGGAATGATTGATTACAAAGGGAATTCTATATTGACACATTGTCCTATACATCCTAGCCAACTAGATTATAGATACAGCTACAATATCCATGGGCATGTTCATGAGAATAGTGTATTAGATATTTATGAAGATCCAAAATTTAAAATATTAGATCCTAGGTATATAAATGTATCTTGTGAAGTAGTAAATTATACACCGGTAGAATATTCAGTTTTAATAAACAAGTTATGATAGAAAAAGGAACAGAGGTTAAAGTAAAAGAGGGCTCTAGTTATGAACATCTAAACCAATTTAAGTTAGTGGTAGTCGACCAAGAATTAGAGCCTATAGATTATCCAATAGCAGTTAAGATAGGAGATACAGATAGCTTTGAGTGGTTCAAAGAAGAAGAGTTAATAATAAACAAGATGAAAAGAGAAAATTTTGAAGTGAGCCAGAAGCAAGAGACAATATTGATCTACGAACTTAGTAGACAACTTTTGCAAAGAGGTATTAACGCAAGTAACACAGTAATTGTATCAGTTTCTGGTGACTACTCTTGTATAGTTGGTCAAATACTAAGACACGCTTTGACCCATGATGGAGAGATTTGCGATGGTTTTAGTGTAGATGTGCCTTACCCAGACCAAACATGGGACGATGGGTATTTAGTAGAGTTAAAAGCTTTGTTTGATCTTTACCGATACAAACTAGATAACAAAAACATACTGTTGGTGGAAGCCGGAGTTATAAGAGGCTCCAACTATAAGTTTATGATAGACTATCTAAAAAATACTATGGGTATAGTAAATAAGATAGAGACACTAGCACTATACGAAAACTCTGGATCAATATTTAAGTCAGATTTTGTTGGTGAGTACTATGATAACGAGACAGAAGACTTAACATTTTGGTGGGAAGAATATAATAATCATTGGGAAAAATAAGATGAATAAGTTAGACAAACAGTATACAGAATTACTACAAGACATTATTGATAATGGTGTAGTTAAAGAAGACAGGACAGGTACAGGAACCATTTCAGTATTCGGAAGACAAATACGACATAATATGTCAGAGGGATTTCCTCTGCTTACAACTAAGAAAATGCCTTGGAAAACAATTGTAACTGAGCTACTTTGGTTCTTACGTGGGGATACAAATATTAAGTACTTGGTTGATAATGGGTGTAACATTTGGAATGGAGATGCTTATAAAAATTATCTATTATTAATGATTGGTAATGAACCTGAAAAGATTTTATCAATGACTGATTTTATTGATAAGATAAAGAACGATGATAAGTTTGCTAAGAAGTGGGGTGATTTAGGTCCAATTTATGGTAAGCAATGGAGAAAGTGGAAACAAAAAGATATATTGGAATGGGGTTATAAAGAAGGTGAAGTAGAAGTAGACCAAATCCAAAACCTAATCAATGACCTTAAAATAAATCCAGACTCAAGACGATTAATGGTCAATGCTTGGAATGTTGGGGAATTGAACCAAATGGTTCTACCACCTTGTCATTATGGGTTTCAAGTTTATACAAGAAAGTTGAGTTTTGAACAAAGAATTGATTTGTATATTAAAAAATATGAAGCTATAGATGGTTCTAATTTTAACCAATACGAGCATACTATCCCAACCAGAGCAATCTCTTTAATGTGGAACCAACGTTCAGTAGACACATTTTTAGGGTTACCGTTTAACATTGCTTCTTATGGTTTACTATTAGAGATTATAGCAAATGAAGTAGATATGATCCCAGACCAATTAATTGGTAATCTTGGAGATGTACATTTGTATTCAAATCATATTGAACAAGCTAAAGAACAAATTGGAAGAGAGGGGTTTGAATTACCAAGCCTTGTTTACCTAGACGAATACCATTACCTAACAGATGCAAAGTTGGTAGGAGATATATCATTTAGTGAAAAGATAGACAGGTTTAGACCTGATTTTTTTAAGATTGAAAACTATCAATCGCACCCTACTATTAAAGCCCCTTTATCAAATTAAATAAAAATAATTTAAAAAAAGTTTGCATGGTATTATAATTATGCTTACCTTTGCAGAGTAAATATTATAATTATGAATATAGTAACAAGAGAGTTTATTGTTTCACGGCATCCAGACTTAGAGTTATATGCTGTAGAAGAGCTATTTAAAGTCTTTGATGTAGTCGCAGACACACATTATCACGGAGAAGATGGGTTTTACTTTACTGATATCAGGAAAGCATCTGTACTAAGAGATCTCTTAGAAGAAGAGAATGAACTAAAAGGGACTACAGTTTTAGAAAACAGGTTTGCTGTATTCTTATTTGTATGCCTTATGGTATTTTTATTATCAATCATTATTAAGTTTTAAAATCAGAAGAGCCAACTGTAAATGGGCAAAATTATTATGGAAGTAGTTGGATGGTCAATCACAGGACTATTGTTTGGTTTATTTATATACAGCTTGATTAGCCCTAAGTTTTGGGTTAAAGATGTACCTGTTTTAAATAACACCGAAGAGGAAAAACCAGTTTTTTTGGAAGAAGAAAAACCAGCACCTAAGAAAAAAAGACCTTATAGAAAAAGAAAGCCTAAGAATGATAAAGGCGAAAAATAAGGTATGCATTGAATGTGGTAGAGATGATCAACCTTGGTTCTCAAAAAAGAGATGCCGAGGTTGTGCTATCGCAGCTTCTAGTGGTATAAAAAGAAAACTAATAGCTGTAAAACAAACTGCAAAAAACAAGGAGTACCGCAAATCGCAATCTGCAATACGAGATACTTATTTTGAATACCATATAGCTAATTGTAGAAGCTCTGAGCATAGTGGTGTAAGTATACTTTTTCCGACTAGAGCAAATTGCTGTCACCTTTTTGATAAGGCTAGGCATCCAAGTGTACAGGCCAAATTAACAAACTGTGTATATTTAACATTAGATGAGCATACTAGGTTTGACCAATTATTATATAGCCATGAGTTTGAAAAGTTAGAAGATGAGTTCCCAAATGCTTGGGCATCTGCTAAGGCTAGGATGAGGCTTTTATTACCCGAAGTGCAAGAAGAGACAAAATTTAAAAACAAATTTGAACAATGGATATCATCAAAACAATAAGAGATAAGTTAAATCATTTTAAGTCAGATTTAGCTACACTCAAACAGCCAAAAATGGGTAAGTCTCATTTTGACAATCAGAGAATATACGAGTTAGAACAAAAAATAGCCCTATTACAATCAGAGCTACAATACGAAAAAAGAAACAAAAAAATAGAATAAAATGGAAGCAATATTTGTAGAAGGTATACATGATTATAATTATGTAGAAAAAATAACAGACACAGGGATAACCCACATATTATCTAGAAGTCAAGGTACACATTGGACATCTCATTGTAGAGGTGAAGAGATCTTATCTATAACAGATACCGGAGATGGTTTTATCTTTGATCACAGTAAGCCGAAAAAAGAGATGGACTATTCTTATTCTCTAGAACTAAGCATCTTACTAAAAAAGATTGTACTAAACAGTTACTTGATAGAAGTTTCAGGCCAAAGGCAATTACTATAAGATATGAAGATAGAAATAGGAGAGCACTGTTTTGGCAGTTACGTTATAGTAGATGGTGTAGATATTTGTGATGAAGAGTTTGCAGATAAGGAAGAGCAAAGAGCTCTAAGAGGGGCTTTATTGCTAGAGATACTTAGAAACTCAGATAACATTAATAGCTATTATTGGAAAGAGATTGCAGATATGGCTGTAAACAATAATACTAGGTATGAGGTAAATGCAGAAGAATCATCACATGATACATGTGAGCAGTGTGGTAATTGGAATAGTAATACAGTATATGAGTATGTTAGATAGTTTAAGAATTTTTGCAGAGAGATTTTATTGGCTTAAGGTTTACCTCTCACCTTTTAAAAAACCAAATATCAAATTCTATTTTGGTAAGGTAGCAGTAGGTACACCTTATTTTTTACCTAGGAAATGGGTAAAATTTACTCCACAAGATGCTGTTGATAAAGCAGTTGAGTATGTGAATGATAGTAAGTATGTTAGGAAACCTTTTATAGAGTGGTACAATAGTTTCTTAAGATATAGAAAACCTGTACCTAAAAAAGTAGGTTTTGATTTTGTACCTTTAGGTTGGAAAACTAAATGGACAGGTAATGATTACAGATTTGAAAACTCACCTGTTTGGAGCTTCGTATTTTTTGGGTATCAAATAGCTATTACATTTATTGCTCCGGAGATGCACCACTATTGGGAGTGTTGGTTATACTATTCTAGAGAAACAAAAGGTAAAACTAAAGATAGACTTATCAAAGCTAGAAAAGAGTTTCCTTGTGTTTGGATAACTCACTATGATAAAGGTACAGAAAAGAAAATTTGTTATTGGGATATAATTTTAAAAGACAAGTGGCTATGACAGTAGGAACACTAAGAAAAGAAGACGATGATTGGTATGTAGTTTACTTTGTATCAGGAGACGATGTAGATGCCTTTGCTAGAGTAGAAATGAAATTAGCAGAAGAAGACTACGAATCAGCAGTTGAAGGTGAGAGAATACATTTTCAATCTATAAAAAGGAAAGGCAAGTTTTTTGCAAAGGTGCAAGACCTTAAAAATGGCACCAGATATGTAAATGAACATTTAAGAGACATAATTTTAGGATAATGATTATAGGAATAAACGGTAAGATGGGTAGTGGTAAAGATACAGTTGGTAAAATTATACAGTATCTTTTATGTAATAATGTTGGAAGTATAACATTAGAAGACATAGCTTCTTCTGAGGATCACAATTGGTGGTTAGAAGAGCAATCTGGTTTTGAGACTAAGAAGTTTGCAGGTAAACTAAAGGCAATGGGTTCCTTATTAGCAGGAGTGCCTGTAGAAAAGTTTGAAGACCAAGAGTTTAAGAAAACTAATATGAGCTCTGAATGGGATTATGAGTTGATAGGAGAAGACTGGGTTGACTCAAAGCCTGTTGTTGTACCTATGACTTATAGAGAGTTTCTTCAAAAACTTGGGACAGAAGCAATGCGTGATGGCTTACATACAAATGTATGGGTGAATGCTTTATTTGCTGATTATAAACCTCTTAAAGTTAGAAGTGCAGACTCTTTTGATTTAGAGACTTATGATGGTAAGTATCCTAGTTGGGTTATTACAGACATGAGATTCCCTAATGAATTAGAAGCTGTTGCTAAAAGAGGGGGTATTACTATTAGAGTAGTAAGAGATAATGGTACAAGAGCAATCAATACAGATTTTCACCCCTCAGAAATAGCTCTTGATGACTATGTGGTTAATTATGAAATTGTAAACGATGGTACTATCAAAGACCTAGCAGAAAAGGTACAAATAATTTTAATAAAAGAAGGTATACTATGAATCCAAGATTTGAACCGCAGCACATATTAGCTATAGATTTCGATCTAACTATATGTATGAGTGATTACCCAAAGCTTGGCCCTATGAGAAAAGGAGCCAAAGAAGCTATTACAAAGTTGTATAATGATGGGTTTGGTATTGTGATTAATACATGTAGAGAAGGTCACCCTTTGTCCGATGCAATGCATTGGCTAAAAGATAATGACATTCCCTACCACTATGTTAATTGTAATTTTCCACATTTAATAGAGTACTACAAAGCTGATTGTCGTAAGATCTCAGCAGATATGTATATTGACGACAAAGGTGTAGAGGAGCTTCCATCATGGGACAAAATTTATAAAATAATAAACAAAAAATTTGTATGCAAGTAAATATAAAAAGATTATCAGAAAAGGCAGTAATTCCTACTTATGGGAAGCCTGGAGATGCCGGAATGGATCTAACATGTATCAGTGAAGAGTGGAGCGAGGATAACTCAATGGTTACCTATGACACAGGTATTGCTATGGAAATTCCAGAGGGTTATGTTGGTTTAGTCTTTCCTAGAAGCTCGGTATCAAAAACATCACTAATATTGTCTAACTCTGTTGGGGTTATTGACTCTGGTTATAGAGGTTCTATTATGTTTAAGTTTCGTTACCCTGAAGAAGGTATGGTGTATGAAATTGGTGAGAGAGTTGGACAAATTATAATTGTACCTTATCCACAAATAACGTTTAATGAGGTTCAAGAACTTTCATCAACTGACCGTGGAGAGGGTGGTTTTGGTAGTACAGGAAAATAAATAAGATTTAATTAGGTTAATTGAGAAGTAAGTTGTATCTTTGCACAATGAAAGAAAGATTTAGATTTTGGGCAGTTGTTATTTGGTACCTATTTATTCTGTCAGCAGAAATAGTAGGGCTAATTTGGTTAATTAAAAATATTTTTTAGCATGTATATAAACTTTGAAATCGCAAAGAAGCAGGGGTTTTCCCCTACAGATGTTGTAAACTTACAACTTATTTCTCAAAACAAAACAGAAAGTTTGTGGGAGATTATCACAGAGACTATGACCCTATCTACTTTAGATAGATATCAGTCTTTAGAGTATGTCTCTTTAGTAAAGGCAAAGAACAAAAGCGATACTATTCAGAATCGTGTTAGGTTAACCCCTAAAGGTAATGCTTTCTTAGAAGAGCTGCAAATACCTATGATAAATGAAGATGATTTAAAACTGTATACTTGGTTAGAGTCTGTTTATAAGTCTGAGAATAAAGAGATAGGAAATAGAAAGAAAACAAAGTTGTATATAGCATTGTTTAGAGCTAACTCTGGCATTGATAGAAATAAGTTAGCTTTCCTTTGTAAAGTCTTTATGAATGATACTAGTCAGTTTGAGTGGTCAAAAGTATTAGAGTATCTATTTTTTAAACCTGCCAATATGTACACCACTAGGTTTGATATTGAAGAGTCTAGATTATACAAGTACTACTTGAAGCACCAAACAATGTTTGATAATAAATTTAAAACCTTAGAATAAAATGCAAATACAAAAATTTAGAGACCTTACTAAAAAAGCTTTTCAAGAGATTAAGCAATACCAAATTGGTAACAAAGGTATTATAAAAACAGGACTACCTTATTTTGATGATGTGTTCCCTGTAGTTAATGGTTCAGTAATTGTATTTTCAGCAGGTTCAGGTATTGGTAAGAGTTATACTTTGGCTAAGATGGTAGATAACATCTTGAATAAAGAAATAAACCCTACCTCTGACAATTTTGCAGTACTTAACATATCCCTTGAGATGAGAGTTCTTAGTTTAGTTCTTCGTGGTATGGCCAAGAATATTAAATCTAAGTCTAAGAAAGAGATCTTGTTACAAGAGTTTACAGAAGAAGAGAAAGTTCAAGCTAAAGCTTATTTTGACTCTTTGCAAGATGATAGAGTTAGCATTTCACAAGTACCTACCACACCAAACAAGTTTTATGAGGGCTGTAAAGAGTTCTTAGAATTGAATAAAGACAAAGACTCTGTTGTTATTACTGTCGATCACTTGGCATTGATTTCTGGTGATTCGGGAGAAAGTAGAAATACTATTATTGAGAAGTTTATCGAGAGAGTGAATGACTTAAAGATGGAGTATGAGAATGTAATTTTTATATTGCTGTCCCAAACAAACTCTGAGATGATTAAAAGAGCTAAAGATAAAGATATCATGGCTCAACCTCAACCTTCAGATTTGTATTACTCTCAGTTTACTTTCCAAGTTGCAGACTTTGTAGCTGTTATGACTAACCCTACCAGACTTGGTATCAAGGAGTACAGTAAAGTGGATCCGGAAAGATATCCAAACTTACAGAAGTTCTTTTTAGAAGAGGATTTGAAAGGTAGAGTTTCTTTAGAACCTTTTGGTGTAAACTATGTACACTTATTAAAATGTAGAGAGGCCGATGGTATGTACCTAGATATTTATGCAGAAGAGTTAAACATACCGGATGTTGAAAATATAAGAAAGAACAGACACAAAGATATGTCTTCTCCTAAAACAATAGAAGTGCCTATGTTTAAAAAGGAAGAGCCTTATGTTGTTGAGAAGCCTTTACCTCCACCACCTTTAGCTACACTTGCTGATGCCTTTGGTGAAACGTTTAGTAGCCCAGCAGCAGTAGACTTCGGAGAAGATGATGAAGATGCACCATTTTAAAATTACACCCAGCTATTAATTTAGTTGGGTTTTTTTATGTTCACTTTTTTACACTGTTCACGCAAACGTGAACGTTCAGTCACAATGAACAAACAATTTTAATGAACATTTAAAAATATTTTACAAAAAGCTTGTGAGATTAAAATGTTGTTCGTATCTTTGCATAGAAATTAAAAACAAATTATTATGAGACATGAATGCAGGGTTATACCAAAAGAAGAAATAATGGCAAATAGAAGTAGTGCCTACGAGTTTATAGACTTTGATTCTATAGAAGAAGAAGAGTCTAAAGTAAAAGGGGTGTTTAATTGTTTTAGAAAAGATTTTACAGAAATGTATCCTAAGTCTGATGGAGTTGAAAAGACTTTAGTTAGACCTACAGATGTTTACTCTAAGATAACACTATCCTTAAACAGAAAACTGAATATTCACAAAATAAATAAAGGTAAGAAGTAATGGAGTACACAAACATAAACGAAGAGTTAGAGGATTGGAAAAATTCTTGGCGAGAAAGTAAGTTTATATCTGCTATGAACGAGAAGCAAAGACAAAAGGATTTTCGTGAAGGTTATATGAGAGGTTTTAAGATGGCTACAATGATATCAGATAAGAAAAATCTAGATATGATAGTTAATAGTTTAGACTCTGGGTTATTGAATGAAATGATAGCCTATGCTGATAGAGAGAAAGAAGAAGTAACAAGAGTTGAAGTAATACAACATTCTGAGCCACACAATGGAAGAGCTTATACCAACTACAACGCTAAAGATGTTGAAGTACAATACCAAGATGGTGGTAAAACATTAAAAATATTTTGTAAGTAATGATAGTAGAAAATTGGTTGCCAGTAAAAGATTATGAGGGTTTTTATGAAGTCTCAGATTTAGGTAGAGTTAGAAGTCTTAGGTTTGGTAAGGTTAAGATAATGAAACAAAGTCTTAGCTCAAATAAGTACTTAATTGTTAACTTATGGAATGATAAAAAAATGAAGAGTTATAGTGTTCATATCTTAGTAGCAAGTGCTTTTTTAGGGCATGTACCAAATGGTCGTATTACAGTTGTAAACCATATTAATTTTGATAGACTTGATAATAGATCGGTAAATTTAGAGGTAATATCATTTAGAGAAAATGCTAATAAAAAACACTTACCTTCTACAAGTAAGTACACAGGTGTTTATTGGAATAAAGCTTCACGTAAGTGGGTGTCACGTATTTCTATTTGTGGAAGAGTTAAGTATTTAGGAAGGTTTACTACAGAGCTAGATGCTCACTACGCATACGAAGAGGAATTAGCAAAAATAACAAAATAATATGAATTTAGATAAGATATACGTAATAGATGCAGAGTCAGATGGACTTGTAGATCAGTCTACAAAGATCTGGTGTATGGGAATAAGTTGGATGGATAAGTCTGGTAAGTGGAAAGTTAAATCTACTGTTGACTATGAGGATATGCGTAATATCTTGACTAACCCTGACAACACATTGGTCTGCCATAACATAGTTAGGTTTGATGTACCCTTGTATGAAAAGATACTTGGTATAAAAGTTACAGCTAGTGTAATAGACTCTTTAGGATTGTCTTGGTACTTGTACCCAGAAAGAGGCCAAAGAGACCATGGTTTAGCTTCTTGGGGAGAAGAGTTCGGTGTACCTAAACCGAAGATCGACAACTGGGAAAACCTTTCTATAGAAGAATACAGAAACAGGGTAGAAGAAGATGTTAAGATTAATACTAACCTTTGGGTTAAACAATACAACTATCTTAAAAAGATCTACCAAGATCCTAGAGATATAGTAAGAATTATCAGCTACCTTAATTTTAAGCTAACATGCCTTAAGATACAAGAGGAAGATAAAATATTGATTGATGTAGAACAATGTCAAAAAAACTTAGACTATCTACAAGGTATTGAGAATGAAAAGAAAGCTTTATTAGAAGCTGCTATGCCAAAAATACCTATCAAGAAGTCTTTGACAAAGCCTAAGGTTTGTTATAAAAAAGATGGTAGTCTTAGTGTTGCCGGAGCTAGATGGTTTGAGATCTTAGAACAAAATGGTATCAGAGAAGATTATGATGGTGAGGTTACCATGATTACAGGTTATGAAGAACCTAATGCCGGAAGTCCTACACAAGTAAAAGATTGGTTGATGGGCCTTGGTTGGAAACCTTTATTGTTTGAAGACGGTAGAAATGGTAAAGTGCCACAAGTTAGAGATAAAGAAAAGATGTTATGTAAGAGTGTATTAGCTTTAGGTGCAAAGGAGCCGGCTATTGAGCACTTAGATGGTTTATCTGTAGTAACACACAGAGCAGGTTACTTGAAGGGCTTCTTAGAAAGAGCTGATGAGAATGGTTATGCAGTAGCTTATGCTCACGGTTTTACTAAGACTTTGAGGTTGAAACATGCCAAACCGTTTGTTAATTTACCAAAGCCGACAGCCCCTTATGGAGAATTTATCCGTAGTGTAATCATAGCTCCTAAAGGTTCTGTGCTTATTGGTTCGGATGTTAGTAGTTTGGAAGACAAGATGAAACAGATTTCTATTTATCCTTATGATCCTGGATATGTTGAAGATATGAACAGGCCGGGTTGGGATGCCCACTTGGATCTAGGTGTTAGAAGTGGTATTATCTCACAAGAAGAGTCTGACTTCTTTCGTTGGTATAAAACAAAAGATAAAAAGAGAGAAGACTTACCTGAGATATTCAAGGTTTATAAAGATGAAGAGTTGTCTGAGCAATTTGAAAAAGTAAGTAAAAAAAGAGCAACTTCTAAAACAGGTAACTATGCTTTAACTTATGGTTGTGGAGTACCTAAGCTTAAAGAGTCTACTGGTCTTACTACAAAAGATGCTAAGATTTTATACGATGGGTATTGGGGTCGTAACTGGTCTGTTAAGAAATATGCAGAAGACAGAGAGGTAATAGTTGTAGATGGTAAAACTTGGATTTGGAACCCTATTACAAACTTTTACTACTTTTTAGCCTCTGAAAAAGATAGATTTTCTGCTTGTAATCAGTCAGCAGGTGTTAGAGTCTTTGATGGTTATGTGTATGAAATGATTAAACGTGGTGTTAGACCCATTTTTCAAGCCCATGACGAGGTTTTATTAAGAGTTAAGAACGAAGACATAGATTCAACAATTGAGGCTCTTAAACAGTCTATAAATAGAGTAAATAAACAATACAACTTTCCTGTAGAAATTGAGATTGATATCCAAACAGGGGAGTCTTATGCAGCAGTACATTAATATGAAGAGTTTAATAGTGTTTTTAGGATTGTTTTTATTTAGTGGGTTTTTCTTTTTTGATAAGCCCTTAGATAAAAATGCAGTTATTGACTACATAGAGGTAGATAAGTCTAAAAGATCTATGTATGTTTATCAAGATGGTGAGTTACTAAAAAAGTATAAGGTAGCTCTTGGATTTAGACCAAATGGTAAAAAAGAGTTTCAAGGTGATGGGAAAACACCTGAGGGAGTTTATTATATAAATGATAAGAACCCTCATAGTGTAGCTTATAAAAATTTAGGCATATCTTACCCTAACGAACAAGACTTAAGTAATGCCTCGGCTAATAATAAGTCTGCCGGTGGAGATATAAAGATACACGGTTTGATGAAAAAATGGTATAAATTTGGAATGTTCCATAGGTATATAGATTGGACGGCTGGATGTATAGCTGTTAGTAATTCTGAGATGGATGAGCTTTATGAACATGTTAAAATTGGGGCCAAGATAAAAATAATTGAATAATTTCTTGCACGGTAATAAAATTATACTTAACTTTGCAGAAGAAATTTAAAACATAAAGATTATGACAACAGAAAAAATTATATACTTAGGTATAGACATGGAAGTTGAAGGTACTTATTATCCTGGGGAACCTCAGGTTATGTATGATTCAGATATGGGTGGTTACCCAGGAAGTGCATCAGAGTTTGAGATATATGATGTATTTGTAGAAGGTGTTTCTATTATTAATTTACTTCAAGATTTTCAGATGGATGATATACATACAGAAGTTCTTGAAAAAATTGAAGGGTAATGTTAGCCACAAAAAAAGAGGAGAAAATAATTTGGGATATTTATATAGGCCTTTATAAAGAGTCTACCCCAAGTGCAGATTTTAATAAGTTGGTAGAAGAGGCTCCTATAGATAGTAGTGGTAGAAAGTATATTGCTTTTATGGACTATGAGATTGAAGAGTCTAACTTTGAAAAGATATTGGATAGTCATTTGAAAGGTCGTAGGATTACTAAATTAAAACAACGTATGATTCGTAACACAATATTGATGGGTTGCAGTCCTAAATTTAAGAAAGATGTATTATAGATTAACTAGGCAAGAAGATGGGCTTATGAAAGAGTCCAAAGATATCAAGTGGCTTGAATTTGATGAGCAAGGTAAGTTTAAAAAACATTACAAAAATCCTAGAAGAGGTAGGAGTTTATTGATGAGTCCTTTTAACGCTTTCTTTACTTGGCAAACAACAGAGGTTAAAAAAGTAATCGAAAAAACAGAAACTATGGTTCATTTCAAAACCAAAAATTCAGAGTATAAACTTTATAAAATTATCTAAGATGACAGAAGAAGAATCGTTAATCCAAAGCTACATGCTAGAGGAAGAAGAAAATGAGAATTACAGCCCTTATTGTCCAGTATGTTCCGGATGTGGGGAGTCTGGGTGTTGTAGTCCTAAAAACTGTGACCCCTATAATATTAATTGCCAATACCCAGAAACATATACGGAAGATCTAAAGCTAGCATATCGTACTTTTGATAGATGGTACGACTTACTAGAAGAAAATAACTGGTTTGGTAAGAAAGAGGAGTTTATGAAAATTTATAACGAAGAACTAGATGTAAGATATGGAGAATAGTAAAACAATAGTTCATAGCCAAGCCACTTGTCTAGAATGTGGAGAGGTTTTAGTAAGTCAACATAGACATGATTACAAAACATGTAGTTGTCCTAATGAGACAATGATTGATGGAGGTAACGCTTACATAAGATTTGGAGGCAAGGATCTAGCAAAGGTTGATACCTTTACAGTTTTTGATACTGATGACTTTAAGTTTGTTCGTAGATATGCTTCTAGAGGTGGTCGTGGTGTAGATGGTAAAGAGCCTTTGACTTGGACCAAACTGTGTGACATGAATGATGAGTGGCTACAAGCTGTTTTAGACTACTACCCAGAGGGTACAGAGAATTCACACCTAACCTTGATCAGAAAAGAAATTCAATATCGTAAAGAACTTAAAAGTTATGGAAGTATCATATAAAAAAGTAGGTAGAAAGTACGTAGAAATCGTACCCTCAGTATCGCTTAATCATGAAATTTTACTAGCTTGTGCCTTTAGATACGCATTAGGTAGAGCTACTTATGTAGTTGGATCTGTTTGTGAAGAGCTTGTAAGGCTTGAGCCATTGCTTAATGATAATTTTAAGCACCGTACAGCTAGAGAAATACAAGAGTACCAAGATGAGCACGGTAAGGCAGGTTGGGAGTTTGATAATGATGAATGGAACTATGTAAAATGGTTGTATACCCCTGAGAGAAGAGTATTGCTAGAAGCTAACTATTATATGACTGATAAATGGGTTGAAGTTGAAGCAGTACGGAGTGATGATTTAGATGAAGATGGTGAGATAAAATATTTATCACTTACAAATAAAAATAGTTATTACCATAAGGTAAGAAACATAAGAAATAAATAAAATAATGAACGATATATCCTTTTTTTACTATCCTGCAGATGTTAAGATACCTGAGCCCCTAGGTACTGTTACTTTTGAGCAGTTTTTGAGAGCAAATAAATCCCCTAGTCCTAGTATTAGTGGCATATTCTCTCAGATATCAGATGCTTCGGCAGCAGGTAATATGGAGTTAAAAGACAAACTTAAGTCTAAACTATACTACTTTACACCATGTGTAAAAACAAATGGAGCCGGGAGAAAATATGATAACATTACAGGGTTTACAGGACTTATGGTTCTTGACTTTGATAAGTTACAAGATGCCCCTGCTTTCAAACAGTTTTTATTTGATGCTGTACCTAGTATTATAGCAGCTTATTTGTCTCCTAGTAAAAAAGGATGTAAGTTTATTGTTAAGATCCCTGTCTGTAAGACTACAGATGAATTTAAGAGTTACTTCTATGGTATGGGTTACTACTTAGAAAAGTATGAAGGTTTTGACCCCTCTACACAAAACTGTATTTTACCTTTGTTCCTTTCAATAGATCCAGATCTCCTTTACAGAGATAATGCTGAGACTTGGACCAAAAGAGGATTAAAGATTGACGAGTTCAAACCACATGTTGGTGAGATAGAAGTTTTAGACAATGTTAGTGAAAAAGATAGAAACACTGTCAGAACTATTCTTACTAGATCAATGGAAAAGATTGTGGACTCTGGACACTATATCGTAAGATCTACAGCATTATGTGCAGGAGGTTACGTTGCAAGTGGTTATATGTCACAAGAAGAGGCAGAAGATTTATTATTCTCTCTGATTGAAGATAATAATTACCTGCAAAAAAACACAAGAGGTTATAAAATGACTGCTAAAGAGATGTTAATAAAGGGTATGCAAAGCCCACTATATTTAAAAAATGAATAAGAAAGATTTTTATAGAAAAGATTATTTAACATACAAAAAGAAGTATGCCCTTTTATGTAATTCGGTGCCAATAAATTTAATTTGTTTGGAAAAACCAAATATTAGTAGTAATTTTGTAAAAAGAATAAGTATAACAGAAATTAAAAAGAATGGAAATTAACAAAAAAAGATTACAAGAGCTTTACGAGCAAGAACAAAGTAAAACATTAGCTGCAAAAGCTTATTGTGAAGAAGTGGGTATTATATATGATGAGAGCTTTCGTAAAAAAGCAAACTCGTACATATTAAAATCTGAGCGTGCTCCAGAGGACGATGACTTAGAGAACAATACAGACACAGAAACAAATCAGTATGAAAAAGTATCTTCTCTTTCTGCCTTGAAGCCTGATGGCACAATAATGAACATAAAAGAGTACTGTAGTTTCTACGGTATTCCTTTTGAAGATGTGCGTACTTATAAGTTAGTAACTCATACTGGTAAAGGTGCCTATTATAATATAGCATCTAACCAAGTTGATGGAGGGTATGCAGAAGCATTCCACAAAAAATTATTAGAGGATATCGCAAATATTCCTAACAAACCTAAAACAATACGTAGAGTTGATACAGATGATGTAAAATTAGATGATGAGCATTTATTTGTAATAGATCCTGCAGATGTTCATATTGGAAAATTAGCTACAAGCTTTGAAACAGGGGAAGATTATGATAACCAGATTGCAGTACAAAGAGTTCGTGAAGGTGTTGAAGGTCTTCTTAATAAAGCCAAGGGTTTTAGGATTGATAAGATTTTGTTTGTTGGAGGTAATGATATTTTGCATATTGACACACCTAAGAGAACCACTACTTCAGGTACTGATCAAGATACTGATGGTATGTGGTATACCAACTTTTTAATTGCAAAAGAACTTTATATTGAGATCTTGACTAGGCTTATTAAAGTTGCAGATGTACATTTTGTATTCAACCCTAGTAACCATGATTATACTCATGGGTTCTTTTTGGCTGATGTTATCCAAACTTACTTCAAAGACTGTAAGAATATTACTTTTGATTGTTCTATCGCTCACAGAAAGTATTATAGATACGGATCTAACTTAATCGGTACAACGCATGGAGATGGTGGTAAAATGGATAATCTTCCATTAACTATGGCTCACGAAAGTCCGGATTGGGGTTCTTGTAAACATAGATATATTTATATCCACCACTTTCATCACAAGATCAGTAAAGATTATATGAGCGTATGTGTAGAGGCTTTAAGAAGTCCTTCAGGGACAGATTCATGGCATCACAGAAACCAATATCAACATGCCCCTAAGGCGATTGAAGGTTACATTCATCACCCATTGCATGGCCAGATTGCCAGACTAACACATTTATTTTAGTTTATTGTAAAAACAAACCCTACCAGAAATTAATCTAGTAGGGTTTTTTAATGCTTAATATTCTGCTGCCCATCCACCTGGCTTAAGATCATCTTCATCTATAAGGTAAGCCACTGGTATAAGAGCTTCATCTTTATTAAAGTAATCGTATGTCTCTCTCAAAGAGTTCAAATTACCTGCGTTCCAGATATCAAATGTAGGTTTTGCTCCAACAACATTCTTTAAGAAATAAACTTGTTGATTTGTCATCCCTGAAAATCTACCACTTTTTACTACGTCTGTATCAAATGCTTGAGTAACCTTAAATAAGTTCTCTAACTTTTGAACCCCTACTAGAGGTTCTTTTACAGAAGCATAAAACTCTCCAAAAACACCTAGTTGAGTAGAAGATGTCTCTGTGGTAACCCTCTCTAACATATAAGCTGAGAATTGAGCTGCCCACATATCTTCTTCATCATCTGCCCAGTGCCCTAACCCTAATGTTAGCAAGAACAATAATGTAAGGAAGTTAAAGTCAACAAGGATTCTTCTAATATTTTCTCTTTGTACTTCGTCTCCATTAACGTACTGATCCTTTAACTCAGCTAAAGCGGCTTTCATACCACCTTTTTTCAAACCGTTGTTGAAGTTCTCTACAACAAAATTATATAAAGAGTAGTAAGTACCCTCTTCCATTTGTCCTGTCTGTAGATTTAAGTGTCTTCTTTTAAACCTGTTTGCTGCAGAAATTGCTAACCAACCTTTATGTGTCATTGCAAATCTTCCAAGAACGTCTCTTTGCATACTCGTTCTTTCTTCGTTGGTAATCATACCATCTATTCTCTCTACAACTTTCTTAAGTTTATTAGCTACTCCTAACTCCATGTTTCTAAAGTCTTCTTTGAACTTGTCATCGTTAACTCTATTCATATCTTCTGCTAATCTGTCATAATCATAAGACACTGAAGCCTCATCTGTTATTAAGTAGTTATAAAAAGATTTATCAGCAAGAAGCTCCCATTGATTTTTTACATCCTTTATAGTAGCAGATGGGTTAGACCTTTTGTACAACTTTTCAAACTGTTTGAAATCTGCTAATCCTCCCTCATATACTCTGTGACCATATAACTGTGACAACATTGCTTTTGATAGTGGCACAAAGTTACCTGCGGTATGTAAAATATACATGGATTTTGCAAGTACTCTTGGTGCTTTTGCATACATAGAGTTTTCAAATCTATTGCTCAGTTCAAATATGTTGAAGTGTTCTCCCAACATAGAAAGCCTTGATTTAGAATCAATCTCTAAGTTCTCTTTTATGGCCGGGTAAGATATTTTTAAAAACTCTTTCCCTGCTAAGCTAACTGAATTTTTATCTACGTACTGTCCTACATACTTCTCTATAAGAAGAGAGGCTTCAGCTGTAGCCCATGAAGTAACTGGTACAACAAAGTTCAATGCCAAAGAGTTATTTCGGATCCATCCGTGTAATACATTCACAACTTTTGTTACATCTATCTGTCCTAGTACTGGTACATTTACTCGCCAGTTTCTCTTTTCTTTTACCCCAAATAAATTATGGTCGTAGTAAGATTGAAACATCTTGTAAGTATTTGTAGATGTAGCTGCTTTACCTTCAGGATAAGCTCTGTTTAAAGCTAAATCATTAAGGGTAGCAAACTCAGAGTATCTCTCTTTTCTAGCCTTATATAATTGTGATTGTTGAGCTAGTAACATAGAACTGTAAAAAAGATCCGTAGATACATCTGTAGGCTCTTCTAGTTTCTTTAAGAAGTACTTTGGTACGATTCTCATATCAGCAGTCTTTGCTAATGCTTCCCCATCCAACTCCTCTCCAAAGGCTTGTTCGTCTACTCTAAATCTAACAATATCTCTCCACCATTCTTTTATCGTACCTTTTTTACCTTTCAGCAAATCGTTAGTTTTTTCAAGACTAGTTTTCGATACTTGTGGAGCTAGGTATAAATTGTGTGTCCCTAATTCACCGTAAGATCTTAAACTCTCTTTTTGAAACTCTATGTACTCATCGTACAAAGCAAATAATTTCTGGTTGCTAGTAGCTTGTATTTTACCATTGCTATCTAAGATAGGATTGTTATTGCTATCTAGGATAGGGTTGAACAATCTTACAAACTCTTTGTTAAGATATTGATCAAGTTTTGGTTGCTTAGAACCACCCTCGAAATCTTCTTTATAGTTAGGGTTTTTGAATTTAATCTCCCCCATCTCGTAGTAAGAAAAATTGTTACTTACTTTTATGTCTGTTCTTTCATTTAGTTGTTTAACTAAAGTAGAGACATCTTGTGTACCATTTTTCAAAGAGTTGTAAAAGCTCTCTAATCCAAGAGGTGCAAAAGACTTATAGTAAGGTGCCAATTTAGACTCTGCATACTTTAATTTTGCTGTTATTATGTCATCTTCATTCAACTCAGATAGGTCATTAATACCTACTGTTCTTAGTATTAAGTTTCTATGACTCTCAGATACCCTTCTTCCTCTAACTGCATCATCTAAAGCATCTGCAAATTGTCTAGCTTTCTTAATGTTGTCTACAGTCATGTTTTTCAATGCAAACTCATACTTAGCCTCTGGCTTTGTAATTCTACCATCTTCTAGAGCTTGATAGTAAGCTTGGTTTGGTGTAGACTCTGCTATTACCGTTCTTTCTGAATCCTGCTCTACATTATTCTTGAATATTGTGTAAAGCTCTGAAGATATTCTGTCTATGTCTTCTGACAACTCAATAACCTTGGCTCTTTGTTGATCAGACATCTCTTCAGCCATAGTGTTAGTATAGTTTCTAGAGTCTTGGTATTGCTTTAATATAGCTTTTCTGTTATCTAGAAACTCTTTGTATGCTTTTATTTTATCAGACCAAACTTCTTCTGCATCTGGTCTTTGACTGTATGAGTCTAAGAAAGTCATCATACTTTCAGAGTTATCAAAGTTGTTCCAGAAGTCGTTAGAAAAACCTATGCTTGAATTCAATGTAAAGAATTCTACTGCTGCTTCTCTTCCCTCTTCTTTTTCAATTCTGTTTAACTCTTCCAAAAATTTAGGTGCAAGTTTCTCTACATCTATTTTTTGGCCTCCTGCTTGTCGTGCCTCTTCTTGCTTCTCAGCTAAGAACGCTTGATCTAATTTGTTTAGTTCAAAAGCTATTCTAGACTCTTCGTTTGCATTAGGTCTAAGTTCAAAATATGATCCATTCACTTCTATTGAAGTACTTGATGGTGAGTCTACCGGTCTTATACCAGTTTTTAGATCCCCCAAACTATCATGTAAAGACTTTAAGGCCTTTCTTTTCAAGTTTATTGCATCTAACTCATATTTATTTTGAGCTGTATATCTAGGTAATCCTTTTTCATTCTTTACTCTAGACATAAGGCTACCTAAGTCTACAGACAATAATTTAAGGTGTGTTTTTGTAGCCTCACTTATACCTAATCTATTGTATTTATCTTCTCTTCCTTGGTAGTATTCCTCAGTAAAGCTTCTTTCTATCTTAGAATTAACTGCATCATTAACTTCTTTTGTATAAGCTTTTTCTGCATCTTCATCTTCAATTTTTGGTAAGTTGTATTCTTTTATACCTTTCTTAATAGCCTCATCAGACATAGTTGTACCAGAATACTTTTTATAAGCCTCTAGTTTTAAGTTCAATACATCCTCTTCAAAAGCTGTAAAATCGTATGCACTCAGGATGTAACCATCTTTGTCCATAAGTTTAGGCAAGTCAGACTCTGTAAAACCAAGCTCACGTATTTTTGCTTGAAACTCCTTAGCTCTTTTTAAATAACTGTGTTCTGCATCAAGTGTCATATCAGCAATAACACTACCTAATATGTTTAGTAATGGATCGTGTGCGTGGGTAATTTGACCAAAAACAGCATACAACATTTGTGTATCTCTTGTAGCAACAAGTACTGCATCTTTTAATTTATCCCTTACATCTTCGTCTAATCTATGTCTAACCATTAAACGGTCTATAATTCTATCAAGTACATCATTCTGTACATTCTTAGCGGCTCCGGTTACAGCTAAAACTTTTGTGCTTACTGCTTCAATGTCTGTTAAGATGTCTGCCAAATCTGTATCCTCTTTAGCTAAAGCTGATAACCTAGATAAAATAGGTACAATTTGTTCTGTCAAACCTTTAAGTACTATACCTTCTTCATTTGATAAAGTTTCCCCTCTCTTTTTTGAAGTTTCGATAGCCGTTGAAACGTAGTCTGCTTGTCTTTTTGCCAAGGCTACAAGGTCTAGTATTGAGCTTTTTGTAATAGCTTTTTCTAGAGTCTCATTTAACATTTGAATACCTGCACTAGATCCTCTACCTGCTTTTCTAAGACTTTTTTCTTGTTCTAATAAAGACTTTACTAATTTCTTAACAATAGCATTTTTGGTATCTATAACTACATTACCACTAGCTTGTTGCTGATACATTCTAAAAGTCTTAGTCTTAGCTTTATCTAAGTTCAAATACTTATTCACATCCTTTGTTAACAGCAAGTCCTCCACTTTCAATGTTAATGCCTCTAAGTCTGAATAGAATGTATCGTTTGCAACCACTGAGTCAAAAAACTTTCTTAATAATTCAAAAAGTCTTCCTACTATGCTTTTTTGGGTTTCTGTTTTACCCTCTGTATTAAATCTTTCTTGTATAGCTTTTGCTAATTCCTTACCTAATAGCTCTCTTCTAACCAAGTTCTCTACTTGTTCAGCAGACATACCTGGATTTTCTCTTGTGTATAACTCTCTGTATGATTGAGAGAACTCTACATAAGAACTAGTTTTGTGTATATTTCTTAGTAAGTTTTCAATTTCTGCATCATCCCAAGTCTCTACAATAAAGTGTGAAGTCTCTTCTGTAAGAGAGTCTATAGAAATAAGACCGTCCTTAAAAGCTATAACTTGTTCAGCTACATCTAAAAGGGCTCTGGCCGATGGATCTACACCGTTTCTTGTGTTGTAGTTACTAACGTAGCTAGCGATAGAAGTTACTTTAACTCCCATACCGTTTAGTAAATCCAATAAGTTAAGTTTAAGAGCTTCTTCTGTAGCTGTCATAGTTTCTGAACTTACTCCAGAAGGTAGTGCCTCAGAGACTGCATTGTTGATAATCAGCTCCAAAGCATCCTCTTTACTCATAGATTTTTCTAACTCTCTCAAAGACATAGTTCTCAACTCTTCAACAGGCATGTCTTTACCATTTACTTCTATGGTATTCTTCTTGTTGATAAGTTCAATTCTACCGTCTTTATAGATCTTAAAGTTTTTTCTATTTAGATTGGTTTTGGCCTCCTCTTTTATAATCTGCTCATTCGCTATTTGTAACGGTGCATGGTTACCTGCTGCCTTGTGGTAAGTCAGCCCGTCTTCAATAATCTTTTCATCTGATAAAATATCGCTTTTTATCAAGTTGTTTATGAACCCTTCGTAAGTTGCTGGGTTTGTGTTAGATGACACAGATAATAAGGTTTTGAAACCTGCATCTGTATCTATACCTATTTCTATATTTCCTCCGGAAGAGTCAGCTAAAGCCTCTTTGAAAGACTCTAATTTGGCTCCTTTATCTGATAAGAAAGAGATAGGATTTTGCTCATTTATTTTTTCTGAATAAACATTCTTAAAAATAGACAAAGCTTCTTCTAAACCTCCAACATGTGGTAGTCTAGCTATCTGCTTGAATAGTCTACTTTCGTTACCTTCTAGGTCAAGAACGTTTTTTATACTACCATTCTCATTATATTTAATCGTACAG